GATGGGTCTTTACTTTGTTTCTTTCTTCTTCTACGACCATCATGATCGTGTCTATTGCGCTCTTGTAGACATCACGAAGCTCTGACATGATGCTGTTGGCGGCTCGCTTTGTGATGAAGCCGACATATTTGTAAAAAGAAGCGTTGAATACCGTACGAAACAGGGCCACCTGTTCGCCGTTTTGAAATACTGTGCAAAACGCATGTTCGCTAGGTACCGATACGATTTCCCAATCTGCAGACATTGTGCATATTTATCGATATATGGGTTGAATAGAATAATTTTTCAATATTTAAAGTAATTAACGAAAGGCAATTGGAGTTTACAACGGTAATCTAGATTATAATAGACTCAAAATTACAGGTACAATAATGCGGTATAACAAACGGACGGACGACCAAGACGTCGATTATACTACATACAGATATGAATAATATAGATGCAGTACTAAAAGTCTAGCATGTCAAATATAACGAACGACCAAAACATCGATTATACTACATACATATATGAATAACATAGAATAACATAAATGCAGTATGACAAACTTGGAAATTACAGGTACAACAATGCGGTATAACAAACGGACGGACGACCAAGACGTCGAAGCGTGGAATAACGAAAGGATGTATCGCGTCGATCAATTATAATGTACGGTAAACCTATGGTCATGTTATTGGAAAATGAAAATTTGCAAGTTTTACTGTTGTTACATAATTATACGTACACAAATTGTGTATAGTGTTTAAACACAAAGCATAGCATTTTGTATCATGTCCGTAGCGTCAGAATACTTTAAAGTATATTCAGAGTATGTTGACAAATATGGACCTAAAATAGCTGTGCTCATGCAAGTTGGGAGTTTTTACGAAATATACGGTGTTGACAATGATAAACAAAAAATAGGGAATGCAGTTGAGCTTTCTCAATTGCTTAATATTGTGCTGACCAGAAAAAACAAAAAAATACTTCAAAATGACGTTCACAACCCGTTACTAGTAGGGTTTCCATGTTTAGCCTTGAGTAAGTACATTCCTGTTTTTTTGAATGATCAGTACACGGTTATTATATTAAATCAAGTATCAACAGGAATTGGATTTAAACGTGTTGTAGCCGATGTTGTAAGTCCTTCTACTTATATTGATAGCGCATATGATGACAACTATCTTGTATGCATTTATATAGACAAATACAACCATATCGGTATAAGTGCAATTAGTGTTTTAACAGGAAATAGCACAGTGCACGAGTGTTATTCTGATCCAAACGATAAAGAAATATCTTTAGACGATGCATTGAGTTTTATTAAACAATACAGACCAAAAGAAGTGGTTATATATACTGCTAATATTTTAGATGATAATCAAAAAAAAATCATGGTATCATACTTAGAATTAGACGTTTTATGTCATTGGATAAAAATAAAAGCAACAAATCACAACATCGCGTATCAAAATGCAATTCTTGGATGTGCTTTTGTAAATAATTCTATGTTATCAAATATAGAATATTTAGATCTTGAACGTATGCCGTATGCATTGCTCAGTTATGTTTTACTTATAGAATTTGTACATTGTCACAATCCTATGCTGCTAGTTCGTATGTCCAAACCCAATTTGTGGACACATACCAAACACCTGGTGCTCAGTACGAGTACATTGGATCAGTTAAACGTAACGTCTAACGTAAAGTCGGCACACACGCTGTTTAACACCGTAAACAAATGTAGTACAAAAGCAGGAAAAAGATTGTTGTTATCTAGACTTACTGCTCCTATTTTTGATGTACAACAGCTGCAAAACAGGTATAATCAAATACAAGAATTTGGCGAACTTTTTGAAAATGATATGCATGATATGCAAAAAGTTGAACAAATGCTCAAAAAAATAGCAGATATAGAAAGGTTGCAACGACGCTTGATCCTTGGTATTTTAACACCGGCAGAACTTGCAAATATTTTGGAATCTTATTATAACATAAGTCAGCTTAACACTATATTGCTTGATAAAGGTGCAAAGCATATTTTTAGTATGGCACCAGAACATTATGAAAGTATGCAAAGTTTTATAAATACTTGTGAGTACGCGTTTGATATGAGTACAATGCATACTTGCGATGCGGAAACTGTAGTTTTTAGTCCAGGCATATTTTCAAAAGTTGATTTATTGAAGTTAGAAATAGAAACCGAGATGAACAAAATAAGCAAATTTGCTCAAAAAATATCAGATTATGGCATCGATGGTGTTCGCATCGACTACATGCAAAACGTTGGATATTACGTCACAGTCAGCAGTATACGTGCGAAAAAAATTCCAAGTAATAATAACATATTCATAAAAAATAACAAAACAGTAGCAAAAATTACTTCTCCTGATATAGATGCAGCAAACAAAAAACTGCAGTCATTAAATGCTACTCTTAAGACACGAACTAAAAACAAATACAAAAAAGTCCTTAAATATTTGTCCCGTTATACAGACATGTTTAAAAGTGCAACTGAGTTTTTGTCTAATTTAGATGTCGTAAAATCAAATTACAAAGTAAAAGAAATGTATAATTACTGTAGACCGAATATTGTTATTGGTTCACAATGCTTTGTAGACGTTAAAAATTTGCGACATGCTATCATGGAAAGAATCGATGACGGCAATGAATATGTACCAAACAACTTGTCGTTAGGCAAAAGTAACAATGGCATTATTTTGTATTCTATGAACTCATGCGGCAAAACCAGCTTGCTTAAGGCTCTTGGGTTGTCTGTTATTCTTGCACAAGCGGGATGTTTTGTTCCTGCGTCAAATTTTACTATTTGTCCTTTTAAGTGTATTATGACACGCATATTAAGTCGAGATAACATTATGAAAGGTCAGTCTTCTTTTGTCGTAGAAATGTCAGAACTCAGAGCAATTCTTAAAAGGGCCGTAGATTCATCTACTCTTGTGCTCGCGGACGAAATAACACATGGTACAGAACATACTTCAGGATCTGCCATATTTATATCAAGCGTCGAAACTCTTGCTAAAAAACAAATAAATTTCATGTTTACGACCCACTTACATAACGTTTACCCTTTTGTACGCAACATACCAAACGTCCGCACATGTCACTTGTCTGTTAGTTTTGAATCAGGAAAGATTTTATTTGAACGTAAGTTAAAAGACGGTCCAGGTGGATCTATATATGGATTAGAAGTATGCGAGCATCTAAACATGGATATTGAATTTATAGCTCGTGCATTTCAAATAAGAAACATGATAACACCTGATAAAGCAGAAACCGGAATTATAAGCTTACCAGGCAAAAACGCCAAAACATTTAGTCGTTATAATAAAAACAAAATAAAAATCGTATGTGAATGTTGCGGTTATTCGCCAAAATTACCCACAGATATGCCTTTGCATACGCACCATATCAAAGAACAACACGTGGCTGACCAGAATGGCATGATTAACGGTATACACAAAAACGCGTTGTCAAATCTTATGGTACTTTGTAAACAATGTCATGACAAAAAACACGATAAATAAAATTAAAACGCATTGTCAAATTTTATGGTACTTTGCAAACAATGTCATGATAAAAACACGCGAAATAAAATTAAAGTAACATCTGATTTAAGAATGCATCCAAAGAATGTATCCAAAGAAAAAATATTTAGACCTTTTTTTGTTTTTAAATTAATTTATGTTTGTTGTTTACGTAAAACATGCACGGTTGTAATATATTCAATACATAAATTGAATATATAGCTACTACTTTTCAAAACAATCTGTTGTTCAAATACAATCTGTTGTTTAAAATACAATCAGTTGTCCAAAATGTCTAGACTAATTGCCACTGTTGTCTTATCTGTTAACAGCCCTGATAACAGTCCTGATAAACTTAACATATCTAGTGATACATCTGTTTCACGTTTTGCTGCAAGTTATAATCCAACAAAGGTTGGAACAAACTTACTGACAATATCTATTTACCCTGGCGATAAAAATTGCACCGTAGGTTCATCAAAAGTATCCAGTACACGTGTTGTCGCGTGGGGTCTTAACCCTAGTAAAGAAGAATCAGCTACAATAAAAGTACGTGCATCTGATGACAATGTACAGCTATTTACATCAAAACAAACGTCTTCAGTAAGCGAATACGATACTATTAGTGCTAACGTGCTGAAAAAATTAAATACAACAGTCGATATTGACATAAGTACAGATTATCCATACGCTACACTTACTTATAAATATAATACAGATAAGTCTTGTACTGTATTTATAGCAGAAAAAATTGTAACACTGAATTCGACTATGATGCATCCATCTTTACAAGCTATGATGCGAGATCAGGTGTCTAGCAACGACTTCATAAAAAAGTTTAACATGATTACACTAGACAAAAGAATTAAAAGTCCGTGGCCGTCAAAGAATGGTAAAATTACTAATCAAAAACTGGTAGTTGATAAACTACTTGTTCCATTTAGTCCCCTGAAAATCAATACACCCACACTGCTTGTAGGTGATACTACGACTCCAACTTATAACAAAGATTTACACGATGCACCAACAACATTTTATATAAACATAGTTCGTGCAGACGTAACGCCAGAGGTTTTACAAATGAGACAAGATTTTTTAGACATGCAAACTTTTGTATCTGCGATTGTTAGCCAAAACCTTGCATTACGTATAGCAGATGGAACACTTGATCCAACGCGTTCAGGTGACAATATTAAAATATCTGATTTTAGGGCGCTAAACACCTATAAAGGTTTACTTCAATCATTTGGTGGTGTTTTATCTCATACTAAGACAGAGTCCAATAATATGACAATAAGTACATCAAATACTTCTTTTAGTACTGACGTACTAAAACTTTTTGTAAGTGCCATAGACTTAGAAAGTGGCGACATTTCTGCTCTTGATAATTTGGTGAACTCTTTGGTAGATGGACTAAGTTCTTTTAGTACATCAGATTCGTCTAAACAAGAAAGCGTTCACGAGTTTGTACAAATAACAACTATTACAGAAGACCCACTGGGTGGTTTTACAGTATCGCTTCGATTAGTGATGTTTGAAGCAGATACATCTGAAATTAATCAAACATTTTCAGGCGCATGCAATACGCATTATTCACATACTGAAATGGATGTAAGAATGTCTTACTTTACCGAAGTATACGACTTTAACTACAGTATATATAGCAAATCTTCGGAAAAAACTGTTGTACAACAGTTAGTACAACACCAAGATGAGTTAACTAAGATAAATAAGTTTTTGACAGTAAATATAGATAACAAACCATCAGCATAGTTGTACCATGATCATTATATTATTCATAAAAATACAAAAAATACAAAAAAGTAAGTTTTGCAAAAAGAGGATTGCAAACACAAGACGACTGTGTTAATGGTTTTCAGTGGAAAACACAAATGTTTTTAAAAGTTTTATAATGTTTCTATACCTACTAGTTATGCGTAATGTCGACTAAAGTCGGTTAAACAATGTCATGACAAAAAACACAATATTATATAACTAAAATTATTTTATAAAGCTGGTTTATCAGTGTAGCATTATAGTAAAACCAGCTTTTTTGTAATATGATTGTCTTTTATTATACATCTTTTTTCCAATAAACCAATTGTCTACTACGTCGACTATAACAGGTGATAATGATGTTTTTCCGTGCAAAATTCTTCCACATGCTTGTATAACATCTGACTTAGGAGTTGCTAGTACAAGTGCATCCAACGAAGGAATATCTAGACCTTCTTTTGCCATAGAATATGTTGCAAATATTACGTTTTTTTCCATAGATGATTTTAATTCTGTGTTTTTCATTCCTCCTAAGTACAATGCACCTTTTACTCCGGCGTTACATAACATACGATTTAAAGTTTCACAATGAGCTCGCCTATCACTGAAAAGTATTACTTTATGCCCTGCTTCGTTTAAAGTTATGAGTATGTTTATCAATAGTTGATTTCGTTTTTCTATATTACAAATCGTAGTTATAGCTAAAGCAAGTTGAATTTGTAAAGCTTGTGCATGTTTATTATAAATTACTGGAAGTGTGTTGCATTGATCAAATTTAACTATTTGTACACTGACTTCTTTTTTATCTTTAAGAGTATATTCAAAAAATATAGGACCTATAAACCAATGAATAACACGAGAAAGTCCATCTTTTCTTACAGGTGTCGCCGATAAGCCTAACATACAAGGTGCACAAAGTTTAAAAAGAGCACGTGAAAACACGGGTGCAGGAACCACGTGAACTTCGTCAAAAATAATTAGGCCGAAATTTTGAAACAAACAGTCGTCATATTGGCATATTACAATAGATTGAAGCATTCCGATAACTATGTCACAATCATGTACGTTTTTTGTTTGTTGTTGTAATCTTCCGACTCTGGCAAAAGGAACAAAAGTTTTAATCCGTTCTTCCCACTGGTCTAGCAAAAATTGTTTATGAACAATAATCATAGTTTTCATCTTTAATTTGCATGCAACGTATAAAGATATGACAGTTTTTCCGATACCAGTCGCAAGCGATAGTACTCCTCCGCCATGACGATTAAGTTGTTGTATTGTTTTGTCTGCTGCTTTTTGTTGCAGATCGTTTCTTAAGCTTCCGTCAAAAATTAATCTTGTTGCTTTTTCTACGTGTCCAAACATATGTTTTGCAAAACCAAACTTTTTTTCTCCCCAATATCGTGGTATTATTACGTCACCGTTATCATTTTTCTCGAATACATGAAAGGGCTGTATTTTTGTTACATATTGATTTTTTATCGGGGCAACTGTAAGTTCATCTATGTCTGACTTAGAAAAATCATCTGATGATATGATGTATCCGTGTCTAGTTAATACAGACATCATAAAACCTTTCAAAAATTAAGTAAGTGTATGTAAAGTATAATCGATGTTGCTATCAATTTATAATAATCAATTATAACTTTTGGTAAAGTATATTTATTATTTCGTATGTTATAAATTGATTTAAATAAATATTAAAAATACGTAACACAAATACATCCACTATCTTATAAATTAAGCAATTTAAAAGTCGAGCAATTGTTTTTTGATAAAGCAATTTTATGGATCAGCTGTTTATAAAAAAAGATGACATTTTAGAAGAGAATGAAATAAACGTCAGTATTATAAAGGCTTTATCTAAAGCCGATAAGGATGATAAGGATGATAACGTTGATAACACGCTGTTTATAAAAAAAGATGACATTTTAGAAGAAAATGATGAAATAAACGTCAGTATTATAAAGGCTTTAGATAAAGCCGATAAGGATGATAATGATGATAAGGATGATAACGTTGATAACACTAAAAATACTCGTGCTGATTATTATCAAGATAAGTTTAACATTACAAAAGAAGAATACGAACAGCTACGCAAAAAAAATGTGCGTATAAACGCATCACATGAAGTAATTATTAAAGGTGGACCTAGAATACTGGTAGTTTCGTTAAATGCGCTTTTGTATTATAACGAAAATTTAAAACAAGCCATTAAAAATCATATTGAAAAGTTGGCCAAAGAATACCTTGATAAATTGAAATTAAAAGAAATGATTGCTAAACATGTTAATGAACATATCGATGAAATTCGGAAACCTATTGCTGATGTTTTTTCGGAAATTAAAAATAATATTGATAGTTGTATTGAGGATAACATCGCAATAAAAATAGCCGAAATAGCAGAAAAAGCTGCAAATGCTATAAATAAAATTGTGTCATTGTTTAAGTGTTTTATACCTGATTTACCTGATATACCTGAAATAGAGTTAAAAATTCCAAAGGATGAAATTACTAAAGCTACTAATGAAGCTCTTGAAAAAACTGTTAACGATATTACAACTTTTATAAGCGAAAAACTGTATAACAACATACTTGAGTGGTTTACTAAGCTTGTCGAAAACTTGCTTTTAGAATCTGTTAATATTCCGATGAAAATTATAAAAGTAGTAAAAGAAGCAGCAAACTGTGTATTATATTTGGCAGAAGGAAGTAATGAATACGCTTTAGTTGCTTTTTTAAATTCATTAAATTCATTGACATCAATATATATGTCTATGATTGTTCCTGTATTCGGCAGTTTGCTTGGTGAAATGGGATTTAACGTTGTATCAAGCGGTGTTTTGTCGATATGCAGTTCTCGTTACAAAGCGCAAGGGTTTTTGCATACAAGTCAACGTCTTTTTAACGGAAAGCTGAGGTCAAGTTTAGGCAACAATGTTAACTGGGATGATCAACACTTTAGGTTAATAATGGCTATTAGACTACAAAGTTTGATGGTGATTAAAATGCTTACTAAACGTCAAACAACATTAAAAGAAGATATTGACAATTTACAAAAAGAATTTCAAGAAACTAATAAGGTCAATGATTTAATTAAAAAAATAAAAAAACAATTAAAAACGGAAGAAGAAGAGTTACAATACTGGAAAAAAATGTATAAATTCCTTGATAATCCTTCTGATAGTTATAAATTTTTTGAAAGTAAATTGCGTTTTAAGCGTATTCCAAAAGATTATAGGCCTACTCCGACTGATATCAAAGAGTTAATAAATACAAAACTCGACCAATCTACCAAAGACTTTTTACGCAAAAACAATATTAAATTAGAATCTTACAAGATAATATACCAAAATCCGGATGTGTATAGACGAGCTATTGTCGGCGGATTTGGTACTGGAATAACAGGATTTTACCAAGCGTACCAATTTTACGTTTTGCATAACTTTGACGACGCTACCAAAGATCTAGCTGATTTAATAAAAAAACTTCCAATTGACTGGGATAATTTAAAACCGATTCAAAAAATTACAAACGAAATTACAAACGAAGTTCCAAATATAGTGTCTAAAAATACAAAAAAATTAGAAGATGATGTACAAGAGATTGTACAAGAAAATCTTGTTGTAAAAGCTGCTAAAGCCATAACAAAATCAAATTTAGATAATGGTAGCACAAGTAAGGATAACTTACAATCCGCACTAAAAGAGCCTGCAGTGGCAACAACCAAAAAGGTAACTTATGAATTTTTAGGTGACCTAGCCGGTTCGATGATTATAATTCCGATAATTCCTTTTTACAAATTGTTAAAAAACACACGTAACACTTTTGTCGCTCCAAATTCAAAAAATTTGTACAAGGTCGCATTAAGTGCGATAAGTTTGACTGCAGGATTTTTTATTCCATGCGGAAGTTTGTTAGTTACAACTTCTGAAGCTTTTTTAGCATCAATGTTAACTAGCATAAATAAAAAAGAATGGAGACCACGTGGTAAGATTCGTATAATCCATACTATTTTAACTGGGCAAGAGGTTAATAAAAATGGCAAAATAGTTACAATAGAAGACGAAAAACATCGTTTTCTTGTACGTTTGACTGATATTGTAAACAATTATTTATGGGAACTAGAAGAAAATAAAATTAAATTGCTAAAATCTTCAGACAAATCAAACCAATCAATAATAAAAGATCTAACAGACGATTATGCAATGGTAGCACGTTTATATAGAGAACTGGGTAAGAAAAAATTTAAAAAGAGTTTATTTAACGAATTATCAAAATTTGAAACAAATGATGTATGAACAATTAGCAACAATATTGCGATTTAACGAAGGGAATATTTTCATATACCTTTCATGAAATTACTAAATTTGAGTCTCGATCACAAGATTATCACGATTTATTTTGGAATAGTTAGATAATAATGGTAAAAATATTTAAGTTAAAAGTGGTGTATGTGGTATTATGTGCAAACGAACAAAAACTTGTAGGATTCCTCTATTATAAACATTTATTTGAGTAAATCGAATAAGTTCTCTATATACTTTAAAGGTTAAAACTAGATATCATTACGTTATCTGCGACAGTTCCGTTGTATTGCAGCTTTAAATCAGCCATAATTTTACACGCCTTTCTGTTAAGATATCCGGTATCAGCAGTGCTAACACCGGTGCTTACAACTCCTTCTCTAGCTGCCATTTGGTGTCCAAAAAATTCATCTGGTCTGAGTCCTTTTGAATACGAATCATTACAAAATATACCTTTTTTGCCAGCGATGTATTGCTGACCTATAGCAACAGCCATGTGTGCCGCATGAGTAACTGAACCTTTTGCACCACTTTCTATCATATCCATAAGACCAGTACCGGTCAGTTCTTTTTGTATTTTAGTTATGCACCTTTCCCGGTATGCATCGGTGCTTTCTTTTTGTTTTTTGTACATAGGTGATGCAGTGACAGACGAGTATGATACACTGAGCCCATGCGTCGATAGCCACCTAAGCACGACTAATTGTAGCGTATATATATTTACACCATCTCTATATATGTCTTTTTTAGTCAGAATATTGCCATTGTACTTAGGTATGCACATTGACAGCAGTCCATGCGTAGTTTTTGTTTTTTCTAAACATACTTCTATGTCATAATATGATGAACATATAACAACGCTATCGCTCCACACTTCATTGCTTACCGGCACATCTTGTTTAGACATTATATAGCATCCAGTTACCACGTCTTGTACAGGTACATTATTTATAATATTACACAACTCTATCATTTCTGCTTTGCATTCTGGTGGACTTGTTTGTGACATAAAAAAGAGGTTCATTTCGTCACCATCAAAATCGGCATTAAATAAAGGAGTAGATTGCGGATTAATCGCAAATACTTTATAATCATCTTTTCTGACGACTACTTTAAAACAAACCATCGAATGCCTAGACAAAGATGGTTGTCTGTTTATCATTACGTAATCACCGTCCATAAGTTCACGTTCAAATACCATGCCTTGAAGTATATTTTCTGTTTTGACAATATCATCTGTTTTTTCCCACCATAAACGTCCATTACTTGCGAATGTTTTGAGCTGTTCAATGTTGTAGTCGTTACATGTAACATTTACTTTAATTGCTGACTGCATAATTTTAGGTATCGCAACTTCGTCTAACTTTAAATTAGGATCGCCGACGATAACCGCTCTGGATGAAAATTCAACTCTCTTACCCAGCATAAATTTTCTAAATACTCCGTCTTTGCTTGACATTAAACCAAAAATTCCTTCGTTTTTGTGTGCACCTATTACTTTAGAATACGCGTAACATACGTCTCCTTTTTTTCTGATTGTTTGTATTAATTGTTCGTATAACTTTTGAATGTCATTTGACCATTCCATTTCTTCTGGCGTCCTCATATGTATAGGTGGGATTAGGACTTTAGATATTACATATCCTTCTGGAAGAATACCTTTAGGTATAGATTTAGCTGAAATTCTTGTTTCTTTGTTAGGTCTAATTGCTGCATACATGTTATTTGCATATATGGTATAGTCACCATGGTTTACAATATTACAATCAGGACACTTTTTTGCTTTAGATTTAGTTACTCTTTTGAGCACTTTTTTGCATACAAAACAAACGCTGTTTATTATTTTTTGTGATTCTTTGTATAACAACGGATGAAACATGTGTGTGCCCAAAGACAAAGAAGCATGATGTCCTAAACATACGTCACCTCGCATTTTGCATACTGGGCATTCTATTTCTGTGCTTCCTGCATTGCCAAACCTTGGATCATACAAATCAAGAGTGTCAGTAATATCAAACGCAGCTATTGTTTCTACCTGTTCATCAGACAACAGGTGTAATGCAGACGACATTATAAAATTGAATATATGTGTTGTTATGTAAAGAGTAAAAAATACATCTGTTAAAATTCACTAAATTTCAATTTATATTATGGACGTTGCAATTACTGAAGCATCGTTGTTTTTTTATGTTACCAAACAACCAAAAACGTATGTAGGAAAAGAAATGCCGTATGTAGTTAATACAATCGGTGAAAATATAGAAAGAGTAGTGTCAAGTAACGAAAACTATTCGTATCCTATATGGATAACAAAACCACGGCAAAACGTTTTAAAGTTTATATATTCGATACCATTCGAACAAGATATAGAATGTAACTACAGTCACAAACATCGTATACTAATTATGCATAACATAAAATACAAAAATTTTAAATATGCAGAAAAATATGTAAATTCAATATTTAATATGATAGATACAAAATACGAAAATACGCCAGTAATTAAATACAAAGCAACGGCGAAAATAAAAATATGTGCAATATGGGATGTTAACGTGCTTGCAGATATTATCACAAATGATTTTAATATATCCCAAATTATGGCTGTACGTGAAAGTATTAACACTTTAGGAAACAAACGAGTTTTTTCTATTGCGTTGAGCATAAAAAACGGAGAATCTGTATGTAGAGTAGCTTTTACATACAAAAACGAATATGTTTTTGCTATGATATCTAAGCTTTCTAGCGAAGAATATTTGTCATTTGTAACGGAAGCTTTAAAACTACTTTTTGAGACATATGTTGATAGCGTTTCATCTTATTCACCTGTACCTCTTTTACCCGTACATACACGAGCATCAAATATAGAAACATTAAGAAACCAACTTCCAGAATTGTTTGTAAACAATTATACGCGAGAATGTCCAATGCTGCCTATAATGATATCTTATGATGAAGCAGAGCTTATTCACTGTCAACAACGCGTAATATTGTATCCTTTAAATAGTGATAAAGGCAGATATTATACTGCTCCAGAAGGATACTTTGTGGGACTAAAGCGCAATCGACTAAGTAACAAATACGAATTTCCGTATTTAGTAACGTGTTATCTACAAGATCATATGAAAAGAACTAGTTCAGATACATACAAATATTATTACAATTGTTCACTCAATAATTATGATAACCACGATTTTGATAACCACAATAATAACATATATCCAATAAATTATAATGGCGCGCGTCGGAGGCCGTTGCCTAAAGCAATATACGATCCACGATATTACAGAATAAAGGCTCGTTCGTTTATTGACGCAATAGAATCAGCTACAAACGTAAAACTCGATTATCTTCCATGGTTTCCTCAAATAACAAAACAAGAAATGTGGGATAAGTCGGATGAAGAAATAATGGATGCTGTAAACGGCAAAACAACTGACGGATTATCTTGTTTATACAGATATTTTGAAGAGCTTATCCAAATAAGTATACATGTTGTTGTTATTAAAGAAGGAAACTTTGAACCGCTAATACCGCGTCACAAAGGTCAATACGTATGGGAGCCACCTTATCCTATGCACATAGTAATATTTGAAAATTATAAAAAGACGTACGGTACAAACTCATGTTTGTATTCATATTTGGCGAGAAGTCGAAATACGATATTTAATTCTACAGATGAAGTCGTGTCTTATTTGATATCACAAAAAAATGTCGATTCAGTAAAACCAATGCATATAACGTCTGCTGCGCGTGAGCAAATAATAGATCGTAACGGAAAATGCAAAATTATAATCACAGAACAAGGATTACACATAGATACTTACACTAGACCCCTTAACTTACCAGTGGCTGTAGAACAGACATGCTTTTTCGATTCGCATATTCGTAAAATGAATGTTGTCCGAAAACAAATGGGCATCCAAACAATAGATTTGTACAAAAGATCTACCCACTCTGTTTTATATTTTCCCAACGACGTTTCGTTTAAATATTATGTCAGCACAAAAAAGAAGCAGCCTGCTTAATAAGTTTTTTAGAAATAAAGGATGGATAGCAGAGTTACCGAACAATTACATGCATTACGTTAATATGATAGCAGATGACATTGGTGGACGTATCGAAAGTCCGCTGTATACACCAAAAGAATGCATGATAAACAACTTGACATACGAGTATCGTATAATGATAGGCAAAAACATCATGTGTACAATACCCGCAATGACAGACCAAGGATACTTCATCATACAGGGATCAGAAAAAGTAATTGTTATCCAAGAAAATAGGCTTATAAACGAGCTTTTTACGAGCGTCATACAGGAACATGACAGCATGATAACATGCAGCGAACTGTTTGTCGATGGTGCATATGTGCCGACTAGAGTTAAACTCGTTGAGAATTCTGTGCTAGAGTTAGATACGAGCATGATACAAAAAAATATTAGAGGAATAAAATCAATCGGCATGTATGAAGTATTAACGCTCATTTTTGATTTTAACATCACAACTTTGCCGTCTATTATAAGAAGTTATTCTAAACAACAGCTGGATGTATGTCTGACATATATCATATCATCTACAAGGGGTAGCGGTGGTCTTGTTCCCATAGATGACAAAGAAACAATACGCACAAAGATGTTCGGTGAACTAAATGACTACCAAATAGTAGCTACTCTGATAACGATGATAGTATCATGTATAAATGTACACCTCAAATACGAGAATCCATCAGACAGAGACGACTATGCTTTTAAATGCTTGAGAACGCCCGGAGAAACTGTATACAGGACGTTTAAATACTGCTTAGCTTCTTGCAAAACACCAAAAAACCTCAAAAATTCTGTAGAATCTCATATTCATGGGTTTATTAAGCGAGGTACTGCTACACTCGGAGGACGCACGTATAGCAAAATGGCAATACAGCTGTCACGAAGATCATCTATAGATGTATTGTCTTCTGTCAGAAAAGTTGTTATACCATGTGACGAAAACAGTCCCAATCTCAAAATGAGACAGATACATTCTAGTCAAAAAGGATACATATGCCCATGTGAAACACCAGAAGGTAAAACAGTCGGAATTACCAAAAGTCTAGCGTGCTGCTGTTTGATATCAACAAAAACAGACATAAGCGAATGGGTAAACAAATCGTGTAAAAAAGAAATATACCCGAAATGCATTTGGGTAATAGTTGACGGTGCTGCTGTAGGTTGGTGCGATAAAGATGACACACTGTCGTTAAAAAACATGTATCCAACAGTGTCTGTTACACAAATAGCAAACAACATAATAAAAATTAGAACTGTATCAGGAAGACCAATTAGGCCTTTGTTATTAATAGACGGTCATCCAGTAGATTGGAACGATCCTATTACTGTGTACCTTGATCCGGTAGAATGTTCCAACGCAACAATCGCATCGGTGGGATACGAAGGCAATTGGAAAAAATTTACTCATATGGAAATACATCCGTGTACTATGTTAGGATTGGCAGCTTCACTTATACCTTTCCCAGAACACAATCAATCTGCGAGAAATGTATTTACGTCTTCTATGATTAAACAAGCAATGCAAATGGATCATAAATTAGAAAAATATTGCAACACGCTACAAAAACCGCTTGTTTACACAACCATTGGCCGTGAAGTAGGATACGATGACAACCCTAACGGCTTAAATCTTGTAGTTTGTATTATGTCTATAAACGGGTTTAACCAAGAAGACGCCATTATAATCAAAAAATCATCTGTTGATAGAGGAATGTTCTCATCTGTGACAAAACAAACTACTTCGGTAAAAGTCAACAATCCATGGTATGAAGTTGGTAAATCTGATACATTGTCGATTTTACACGGTGGTACTGAACGATTATTGACAGAAGTAAATGTTATGCTGGCTAATCCCAAAATTGTAAACGTAAAAGAATTTGATGAGTCAGGAGGATGCAGCAAATTGCATGTTACAATGGAAACTAACAAAATTTTAGAAATGGGTGACAAATTGTCATCTAGACATGGGCAAAAAGGTGTAATTGGTTTATTGATGAACGAAGAAGATATGCCATTCAACCAAGACGGAATGTGTCCAGACATTATTATCAATCCCCATGCAATCCCCAGCAGAATGACAGTAGGTCAGCTTATGGAAAGCATGTTTGGAAAATACGCTGCAATTAGCGGTACGTTTGTCGATGGTACACCGTTTGTAAGGCACAGCATAGGCGATCTTACAAAATACAGCGAAACAGAAATTATGACCTTAGGTACTACTGGTGAAATTGTAAAAACACCTGTCACCATGGGTATAGTTTACTATATGGCCCTAAAGCATCAAGCAGCAGACAAAGCATATGTACGTGCTTCTGGTTCTAAAAGCATCATGAGCCGTCAACCTATATCAGGAAGGTCTAAAGGTGGTGGTCTCAGGTTTGGTGAAATGGAATATGATTGTTTGATAGCACACGGTACATCTAAAATGATAACAGAAGTATCAGAAACCAGTGATATGGTAGATGCACCATACTGCAATAACTGTAAAATAATCACAGACATACCAGACGATAAATGCAAATTCTGTCAATCAAATACCATATACAAGCGCGTTCCTTTTTCATATGTTATCCTTAAAGACATGCTGTTATCAACAAACATTCAGTTGCAAACACAATTGTAATGCCTATAGCTTATTGCGCATGTTCTATGGTTATTCTATGCGCAGGTGCACTATTTATTTGCTCTCTTGCCGTTTCTTGCGCAGGTGCACTATTTATTTGCTCACTTGCCGTTTCTTGCTTAAGTTCAGAATCTATTTTAGCATTTATCTGTTCCTTTTCTTTGGCCTTTTCTTCGTCAGCCTCTCTTACGACATTCTTTAACTGTGCAGACATTAAGATCGCAGCCTGCGTTACAAGTGCGAAACTTCCTGCAATTTTTTGCGTCTTATTCAGGTCAAGAACAGTATTACATATAGATAATGTAGCTGCCAAAACTGCTATAGTCGAAAGGAGCACGTTTAAAGACCCGTTCTTTTTTGTAGTTTTATTGAAGAATATGTATTTGCATACCGATATAATAGCTTCTATAACAGCGGTTTGCATTGGAATAAGCAGCGTTACAATCACATCAGGATTATCCATTTCGTATTTGTCTGAGTTCATTAATTATTTTTTGTCTTTCACGTTCTAGTTTCTTTTTCTTTGCTTCATCTGTTGTATTCGCTATATCATTTTTATATTGTTCATTCAGCCTCAATAATCCTAAGGCCCTCTGGTTATAACTATCAATTTGTGAGCTGTTGCTGTTTCCGTTCCCGTATGCAAACATTTTGCTGGCTGGATTGTGCGAAATATTTAAATTTAATGTTGAATAATAAAATATATAATCAATTTAGCAATGTAACATGACCTTACAAAAGTTTTATGAAGTTCATTTACACGACCAGTACCAAACACAACTGTAAATAACGTTTTGTAGCAACTTTGCACATTTAAAATATATTATAAAATTTAACTAAGGGTAGCGGTTTGCAACTTTTCACGATTGTTATCAGCAAACATTCGTTGCAACATAATTGCTATCAATATCATATTTTGATGATAAAATTGTCTTCATACAAGTCAAAAAAATGGTGTAAAAGTTGTGATGATATATTTGAGGGTATATCATCGCGCTAAACTTTAAAAGTCACAAACAAGTCATGTCTAACAAAAATGTATACTATGACGCAACGGAACGTATTACATATTTTTAAAAATATTATAACAACTTACACAAACTATCTTGTTAACATAAATTGAATATATAATAATTGAAGTTTTAAACTTCTAAAGTCGGTTAAAACTTTTAAGCAAGTCATGTCTATCTGAAATATTAACAACTGCAGGTTAACCGGCTTTTGCCCCTTTGCCGGTAATTATCGATTCATGGGACTTCGTAGGTCATGATACATTTCAAGACAATATTATTTTTAATGTATCTTCCGTTGTAATTAACACAACGTTATATTCAAAGTATGATATCAGTCGTCTTTTAAAAGCTTCTTCAATACTAACAAAGAAATTCCAATCGCCTTGATCTGAACCTGATGCTTTTGCTATGTATCCTTCGATTTCAACTGGTATAATCAGTCTGTAATGACTTTCATTTGTTGTTGTTTGGATTGTATATTTAACGTTTTTGCCTGGATCTATAGAAATAGACATATTGTGTGGGGTTGTAATATTTTTTTCTATGTTAGGACTTTTTAATTCCCCATCAGTAAATGTAAAATCTTTGTATGTAAAATCGTTATTAAATGTACCAAATTTAGTTGCAATAACAGAACTAGTTTTAAGAGTTATATGAATTGTTTTTGATTTTGTTCCCGGAATATCAATATGCATTACTGTATTACCTGTATTGTTCATAAATTGTTTACCATTGTTTTTCACGACTGGAGGCAGAGTTACCAAATTGTCCTCATGTAACATATCCGTTTTTACTTTGTTGAACGTGCCGCGATTAATGTCTGCAAGGTTACCTCCAAAGGTCTCCCATGTGTTGCTTCTGTGCGTCCGTTGGACAGCCGTATGTTGGTTAAACTTAAACGCAGTATCTGTGTTCCCCTCTGCCCAAGCATCTTTAGGAGATAGATTGCTGAACATTCTCAACATTTCATCAAGACCGTAACCCAAATTAAACAAATCCTCCGGAGTTGTCAGAACATTACCCATTGTAAAACTGCAAAGGCAAAGTGTAACTGTAACTGTGACTGTGTGACAATAATTAAACATAAATGGTGTATATAATTCAATTAGTGACGTATAAATAACACAAAATAATAATAAACGAAATAATACTTTAAACGTTACAAACATATATACAATATAAATTGAATATAAATGTTGTATATAATTATTAATATACTAACAATATCCAATAAAATGGATCTAAGTAAATATCTTGATCGTTACAAGCAGTCTTCCAGCACCACTGAATCGAGATATTTTGCAAACAACAGTAAAGAATGGAGAGCAAATGTAAATTACGATATCACAGGATTCAGTGTAACACAAGATAGTAATAAATATCTTACTGATAAAGTGGGGTACTATTTTTGTATTAATGCACACGTTGCAATAGATGCTCCGCCACACAACTTTACACCTCAAGAGTATGGTGTAATAATAATCCCAACTATGACAGATGAGTATATTGGAGACATCAACCTGGTACAGTGGAAGCCTGATACGTCCATTGGTTCTAAATCTTACAGTGATTCTGTAAGTTTGTCTGTAGGTGGAAGCATAGGGTTCTTTGGTGATACTCTTACTGGTAGTGTGTCTAGTTCTGTTACTATGTCACATGGATCAAGTACGTCTGTATCGGATTTAACAGTAGAAAATCCTAACAAAGGCCAGTACATGCACACAGTTTTTAAATTCAATAACAACACAAGTGCGTCTAAGTCTGCCTTTCAGTGTGATACAGCAGCCATTTTTGAAATAAATAGCGTAACACCTTTTATGAAGGCGTACATACAGCTTAATCAAGGCAGTGACCCAGATTTTATCTTTGGAGAAGAACTTTCGTCTAAGGAAAAAAAGGATCAATTAAACAAAATTGCCAACGATATTTACAAAAATATGAAACTGCAGTTCGAAATAAGAATATACGAAAGACACAATGATGTAACTTCAGGTACACAACCAATAATTGTAGATGTAAATTTTCCAAGTATCGTGTATCCTTTAACGGACAACCATGAAAAATTTGTGGAACACATGACTGATGATGACAACAAGGTGACAACGATTATTAATAAAATAGATCATGCCAGGTTAACCCCCCAAAAGTCACGTGTATGCATAGGAGATTCGCTTTACTGGGATCCACAAGCGGAAAATGAAGAATATCACAACAGTAATAACATTTTGTCTATTAATACGAAATGTAAGCAGAGTACGTTTCTCCAATCGCAAAATACCCGATGGACATTAGAATTGTCTGAAGATGGTATTCCGTGCATAAAAGAATACGATAATGATGTTGGCTGGAACAAAGACAGAAACAAAAGAAACATGTACAATACAGATAAAGATGAGTATACGTGGGAAGTTAGTACTACGAATGCACTTGCAGATGCACCATATTCCCTAAAATTGCTGAACAACAGAACCCTTGTGGTATATAACAGTGACAACATTGTACGATGGGTGTGCGGAGGAAAGTTAGATCAACCTAATGCAGGATTCAGCAGGTTAACAATGCAAAACGATGGAAACCTTGTAATATACGATGAAAACAACAAACCCACATGGAGTAGGTGGTAAAGATAACATAATTATAAGTTTTAAATAAAATTTTTAAAAATGATGCAGAAGCAGCCCGTAAAATGTTGTACTAGTGCAGTACTCATCCTGATAAACGGCAAAAAAAGAATACATAAATTATCGCAAAGAACCAGACAATCACATTAGATGGAAATGCAACTTATTTTGGACAATTGCCGTAAGTTGCTTTATTGCATACTTCAGGATAATTATGTATAAGCTAAATACCATGCTTTAGCACAATGTAATCAACGCATTGTTTTAATTTTATACACCTTCACCTTCACGTTCACGTTTATGTTCACGCTCAGCTTCCTGTTCAGCTTCACGTTCACGCTCTGGTGTGAGTTGTTCATCGGGTGATACGAATCGAAACGACATTTTGCTTGTATGTTTTACCATACCGACGTATTTCATCGTATTATATCAATTTATATATACTTAATAATCATGTAGACGTAAAGTCGGTTAATATGTAACATAACTGTATTTTACGGACTATTATACATAGTATTTAATAACTGCAAATGATGCACAAAATGCAATTAGCTATGATTAAAAATTGTATATCTTGTTTACGTAATGATTTGTGTTACATGTCAACAAATATTCAAAAAAACTTCAAACCAAACTGCAAATTGATGCGCCTTTGTATTTATTAACCTTTGATAATTAAATGTACTGTAATGTCTACTGCTACATGTTTTTATAGTCACAAGTTGACATTTACCGACTTTAGATCGACCGACTCTAGTCGACGTTATAAAGATGGAAAATTGTATTGTGATATGTGCGGTAGTCAAATAAATTATAATGTGTCATTGTACAATTGCAAAATATGCAATTTTAACGCATGTAGTACATGTATAGATTACGATGGGTGCAAACATGACAAAGTAAACAAAAATAATGATATAAAACCTGGCGTGAATGTTTACTGTACAGAATGTAATACGTTGATATGCGAAAAATACTATACATGTAAATGTTGTGATTGCGATATATGCAGGACATGTATGCAATCCATTGAACTTACAAAAAACGTATATAACATAAAATTGCAAAACTCGGTTGGAAGAAACTGACAAACAAATATATGTAAAATATCAAGGGTTTTTTACATGACGTAAATTGATGTAAATTGAAATATAATTATTATGTACTTTTTCTTTTTTACAGTCGACTAAAGTCGGAAAGCAACATGATGGACTCGAATGTTATCGAAGAGCTATTGTTACATGATGAAGACTTTCCAGAAAATTACGTCGACATGCATCATCCAGAAGACTACATCGAAGTTTCGGATTTTCAACCAGAGTTTATATGTCACTCTTACTATGGTAGACACACCAGACTTATTGCTAGAGTTGCGTGGAAAGTTTCCGATACTGTCATGATTCCAATGAGCTTTGTATGTGACACAGGTGCACCATCTCATTTGTATCTGTCGGTTAAAGCAATAAAAACTTTAGATAAAGCAAAGTTATTGCTTACAGATGACAAAGGTACACCATACATAAAAATGCATAAAAACGCAAGCGAAACGTTTCCTGCAATAGTCGAAGAAACACCTCAGGTTCACAAACATGCCAACATATTAGGTTTGAAAGCTTTAAAACAGTTGGGTCTAAATCTGTTAGGTGATACGTTTAGTTTTAACAACGATTTTTCATACTTTTAACAGTTGGGTCTAAATCTGTTAGGTGATGCGTTTAACAACGATTTTTCATACTTTTAACATATCAAAGTTGTTTTACAATGCCTTTTGGTATTCAATAAAGCTTAGTTAAAACTTTTCGTAATATTGATACTCGATAACACTGATTCGCATTTGTTTATATTTGTTAATTGAAAGTATACAAAACAATACAGTAGTTGATTGTATAAACACTGTATCAACAAACAAAATAATACAGTAGTTGATTGTATAAATACTGTATCAACAAACAAACGCAAGCTATTGTTATGTCTGACATATCAGAAGCACAAATTTACGAATTTTACAATCATGCTATAACCCCTAGTTATAGAGATACATTCAGAAAATTTGCTACGGAAAATTATGAAGGTATCAATACTGAATGGACAGAAAAAGATATAGAATTTTTGGTGATGAAAATAGGTATACGTATGATAGGTTTGCTTGTGATGATACCATACGAAGATAACAAAGTGCATATTATGCTAATAGCAGTTGATAAAGCGTACAGAAAAAAAGGTCTTGGAACAAAATTGTTAATATATGTAGCAGGAAAATATCATAACAAAAAAATATCTCTAAACATTACACTAGACAGACTGCATCTTATAAACTTCTACTGCAAACATAAATACGCAGTAGCGGAAAAAATATGTTTAGAAGAAAATATTGTAATTATGTCTCTTAATCATGTAGCTCTTCTTGCAAAAATACCATTGCCTGAAGATGACATAACAAATACAAACGTGTAAATACATAACAAATACATGCGCGTAAATTGTCATACAAATACATGCGTATAAATTGTCATACAAATACTACTATTTGCTACCAGTAAGTCAGCACAGGTTACGTGTGCGTAATTATTAGATTAGTAGGCATGGTGGTTATACCATTACTTTACGTAATCAGTAGGCCTGGTGGTTGTACCATTTATGCATTAACAAACGAATTGATGTATCTTTTAAAAATGTATTTTGTACGTTGCAAACATATACAACTCTACTTATAAAATTGAAAATTTTACGCAACATAAATGCTGTCCAAGTAATTACTTTCTTGGTACATTTTTGTGATTTTTCAAATATTGACGAATCATGCCTCTACCTGAACATGAACATGAACCCATAGAACCCATAGAACCCATAGAACCCACAGAAAGAGAATTACTTGTTCAACAAGAGGTCGAAAAATTTGAAGAAAGATGGGACCAAATTGCAAGCTACTTAGTAAATTCTAATATAAAACGCGGTGAACTTGTAATATATGCTGCTGCTGCATATGATAAATATAGCCAACATCTTGACAGCAGGCAAGACGGCTTGGGTGAATACAGGCAAGAAGCCATGGAAATACTTGTAAGAGAAAACAAGCTTGATGGAAAGTTAGCAGAATACTTACTAACTCCTCACAGCGACGACAACCCACCTGGACGAGATGTATTAGAATCTGCTGTAAACCATTCAGAGATACGTGATACTGATATAGCAAAAAATATAATCATAAATTTTTTTGAAAGACAAATTAGCGAGGTGGCACGCGAAAGAGAAAATCGTGAAGATGAGCAAAAACAACCAGAACCACAGGAACCAGAAATACACCATGATGGAGACAGAGAAGAACGTGAAGATGGTGAGCCACCAGAACCACAAGAACCATTTGAGCCATTTGAACCACCAGAGCTACCGGAGCCACATGAGCCAGAAGGCCTTTAGATACATGCTAACAGCTGCTGTAATAACTTGTGCATGTTTTCCTGGTTTTGTTGTTTATTTGATAGTAATCGATTTTTAAAATTGATGACATCCGCACCCATGGCAAAAATGGCAAAGGTAATGAAAATACCCAATTAAAATAGATGATAAACTTTCATGTGCAATTTTCTGGCATAGAAGCTTAGCGGTACATATTTATTTATGACTTGTCATTTGTTTATACCATTCTGGAACTGTTCCTCTATTCCATTTAAGTATATCAGATTTGCCATACACCAAATATAACTTGTAGCTGTATGTAGGGTCACTTCTGTTTTTGTACACGTCAGGCATCGCTAAACCAATATCTTTAGTCATCGGACCATTATGAATATTAGGAATATTGTGTTTTAACCACAGCAAAACCCCCTCTGTATTATGATGTTTGTTATCGTACCTTTTTTTGTATTCTTCTATTAACTCTAAACCATATTTGATAGCATAATCGTAGTTACCAGTGTTTTTTACTAACCATTTATATATTTCACTTGAAGATTTTATAACTTTGCTGTCTCTGTAGGGTCCTATAGCAGGCAAAACATATCCATCGTTGCCAAATATTAAAGGCATACCTGTTCCTACTGGTCCACTATATCCTGTTCTCCAATGAACTGCACTTAGCATAGTAGCCACTTCAACAGGAATTTTTACGACGTAACTGTCGCAAGAATCCCTTGCTGCAACAATCGGATCCCAATCGGTAAAAAATATGTTAACCATCGTGTTGCCAAAACAACATTAACATTGGAAAAAAACCTTGACAATTCAATTACTGCGTCTGCCGCTAGTAATCGTAATTGTAATCGTAATTTGAACGAACAAACAAACGAGCAAACAAACGAACAAACAAACGAAAGCTATTCTGTTAGCTGCTTTTTTATCAATATATCTTTGATAATATCCGCTCCATTAGCCTTTTGGAGAGAACAGCGAGACTGCCTCACTTGATGATAAGCGCCCCTACATATGGTGTACTTATTATCTTCCTCGTTGTTACGTTGGTACACACAGTCGCAATATGTGCATCGATAATAGTTATGAATACTACCGTTATCAATCATATTTTGGGTGCGACGGATAAGATCTGTGATATCTTGCTCAATTAGATGGATATGATTGTTATGGATTAATTTTGCGTTACGTGACGCAATTGTTGATACAGAATGGACGTTATGGATGTTATATTGCATATTTTTCAAAATATTGCACAGTTTTCAAAATATTGCATTATGAAAATAACCCAGATGTGTCATTTATATGTTTACTACGTTATTGTACCGTTTATTGTATAAATCAATTTATGTATAAGTTTGAATCAACATAAATTTTACATGTCTTACGATAACATTAATATAAAATGAATTATGTGTAAATATTATTCCAATGTTTGTATATTGCATGTTTTACACAAGTTTGCACTGATTATCTTTTCGTCAACCAATATAATGTCTGAATCAAAAATATTGCTATTTTTTAGTGATATTCCTACGGCTAAAGATATAAAGGATGGTATAAATAGTACAAATTTTTCTCATGCACTTATAGCGTGGCAAGATGTGTCTTCAAAAAATATTGTATTCGCTTTGGAGACTGGTCAAAAAACAACAGATACGATTGAACAATTTAATAATAGGTATTATCACCGTACGTTAAAATTATATAGCGACGAAGTTAATAATTGTAATGAATATGCGAATCCAGTAAATGGCCACCAAGTAGATGTTGAACGAATGGTGACAATATGTTCAAAATGGAACGAAGTAGCTATACCTGGTAAAGCTTATCCTAATAATTGTAGAGGTTGTGTTGATGCCATTTTACGAATGTGCGGATATCCAGAAAGATGTTGCAGAACAAAAGCTGAACGCGAAAAAATGGATAAACTGCTAAAAGATCTGTAAATGTTGAACGTTCACTATCAAAATTTAACCGCTATGCTACGAGCGCAGCAATAAATTCAACAGTTATCATACCACAAATTGTTTAATTAAGTAAATAATTTAAGACTTCTTGGTACTGACATATTAAACTATGGTGTACTTACACTGGGGACAGGAACCAATGCAACTTTTACGTTTCATTAATGCGTTGACTTATATCTCCAGCATACAAACGTAGGTTGTCCCAAAATATATTGGATTGATGCATTTTCTTTGTCATGAATTCTATTACACTGATGACAATATCCTGATTTTATCCTAATAAGAGACACATATGTATTAGTTTGTTTACCTATTTTAAACTGCGACGTATCAATGTTATTTAAAGAAAAATGCGCAATACTCGGACTAGAAGTTAAACTACATTTACACGTAAAATCAGATTTCACCGTGTCTTCTATAAATGAAACTAAACCTTTAGTATCAACATTTGTAGTACCAACATTTGTAGTTTCGATAACTCGTTTCCATCTTTTTTCTCCAAATTTTGTACTTCCTTCCATTCTAATACATTGCACGCTTTTGTATACGCCTTTGTCAACACACTTGTCCCATATTTGACCGGAAGATATTATCATGCATAATCCTTTACATGTAGCAGCTGAAAACGAAAAATTTGATATTACTATATGATACGATAACTTGTCTGTACATACATTTCCTGATTTATCTACCATATTGTATACAATGACATCTGGTATACCTATTTCTAACATTGTAAATACATCGTGTATTCTTGTTTTTACATGCCTCTCAAAATCAAACATAAGCAACGAATTATCATCCGATTCGTCTATGTCTATAATGAGTTTTCTTCTGTCAGACATAATTACTTCATTCATCGTTTTTTCTTCTGGACACAACTTAGCGTACCACTTTTTAAAATGATATACAGATACAAAATTTAGAAAAAACCTTTTTTTTCCACGATCAACACTTACCACAAAATTAGGATGCAATATGTCTTCAAGACGGTAATACGTAATAATACCCTTGTAATCAATCATGACGTAACACTCGATTAAGCAATGAGACAAATTTTGAACAATTATTTTGTTTTAATATATCAATTTTTGTGTGTAAAAAGTAGCTATACGTTACAATTGTAAAAAATGACGCAAAGTGACGCAAAGTGACGCAAAGTGACGCAAAGTAACTGCATTGGGCTTTAAACATGTATAATATATAAATTTTATATTGTGTGCGATAATATACATATGGTGTAATCGTCGGTCGGCCCTGTCAGCCGCAAAAGCGTTATTACACTTGACACAATTGATATATCCGTGTTTTTGTCCCTTCGTGTAAGTTCCAGATCTATGTTTGTAGCAAAAAGAAATCATATAAGTCTTTTGGTTTTATTGACTGGGCAGTGAGACAAGTTTCGAACAATTGTTTTACCTTTTTGTCATCTATTTTTTTGGCTTTTATCGGTCCTACACCTTTGAGTCCCATATTATAGTCAGTGCCCATAATACAACATCTGTGAATTGCGTCTTTTCTACTAACAGAACCAAATGCAACCATAATATCTTTAAGAGATATGTATACACAAAAATGCTTGTATACTTCTTTTATTATGATGTCAGCACCAAAAAGCATTAAAATATCAAAGTCTTCCGATAATATCGCATAACATCCTTCTTTTGCTAGTCTCGCACATAGTCTATCTGATTCAAACATATCTATATCGTCAGGAACGACGTACCTGCACCCTAGCATCCACTCTTTGCCGCTATACATGGTCGATATACTATCTAGCGAACTCATAATATAACTTTCTAAAGCTAGCGCGCATTGTTTTAGTGCTTCTAAATTAAACATATCACGTTCGTACAGCTTGATGCACTTATGTAGGTTTTCTAATCGTGTTCGCATACAAGCATCTTGTTTTTCTTTTTTTGCTTTTTTGTAATAACAGTTAGTAACAGATGGAAAAACGTACGTACAGTTTTTTATTTTCATCATTTCTACTTCTCTTTTGGTAAGTACAAGAGTCGCAAAAAACACATTTTTCTTTTCTGTAATTACATCTCCAGTATTTTTTAAATCTTTTATCGCAGTCCTTACACTACGTGCTCGATCAGAATACGTCCTGTTACTGTATGTCAACCTCATATATCTGAACATACGTGACCTAAAATCTACAATTAACCCATTAAAAGGTTGATCAGAAATAAAACATTCTCTTGCTACAGCTTTTTTGGCAAGATCTTTGTAGCTTGAAACGCAACTAGAATTCAACATGCTATAAATACAAAATGCATAAAGCTGTAAAATGACGTAATCGCGCGCAGTAACTTGCTAAAATGCGGTGTAAAAAATTTACTTTATTATATAAAAAAATAGTATTCAGTTTTTATATCATAAAATGACTGTTTTTATGACCCAAAATACTTATATGTATTTTGGAATGCGTGTATCACAAATGAAACGCTCGTGTATCGAAGTCGACTATCGTCAATTAACATTAGGGACAAAAAATGAGGAAGATCCTTTGAAGTTGTTCGCATATATGCTTAGAGAAAAATATGGAGGCACTGAAGAAACAGAAGAGTATAACAAAATACTTTTAAATAATCTGTTGCAAAAAGGCCAAATAGCAAAGTCCAGCATTATATGGCAACAAGACAAAATTACAAAATTATACGGTTTTAAAGTCGACAACAGCGGCAAAATCGAATACGATATAAACGGGAATCACTCGCCTGAAAAAAAGAAAACGTATGTTACAAACGCAAACAAGGTTGATTTAAGTGCGTTAAAAGACGCAATTGTTTTAACTAAGCAAACGTCCATGTAATAATTGATACATGAATTACTCATGATTTGTAAATTACAAATTACAAATTACAATGTCGGTGTTGTTACCGTTACCAATAGGCGCAATTGTACATCCATGTAATAATTGATACATCCCTTCGTTAAAACATGAATTACTCATGATTTGTAAATTACAAATGTCCAATGTCTAATGTTGGTGCCGGTGCCGTTACCATTACATTTTTGAAAAATATTGTACATTTTGAAAAAATTACCAATAAACGCCAACCAATGTTGTTGCCATTTAAGCCAGGTGCTATAACCGAATGGCAAGAACTAGTACTTGGAAACGACCGTATGTCACTTGTCTTAGAAGACATCAACAAATTTTGTGATAAATACGATATTGTCCCTCGTAAAAAAGATGTTTTTAACATGTTTAGGATGCTGTACCCTCATGAAGTAAAAGTTGTAATTGTCACACAATCACCTTACACTGATTGTTGCCCAAGTACGCAAATTCCATATGCATGCGGTCCTGCCCTTTTGCCTGCTTTTAGGTGCGTGACAACACCAGTTATGCTACAAAAAGTCATAGCAGAAGCATGCAGGGATTTACGCAAAAATATAACTGTTTCGCCAAAAGACTTAGTGCTGTATTGGATATCTCAGGGTGTTATGCTACTAAGCGTCTCTCTTACATTCGGAAAAAACTGCCCGAAATATCTGGAAGATCATTCTGTAACATGGGAAGAGGTCATGCATGATATACTACACACAATATCTGCAAAAATAGATCCTATTTTTTTATTAATTGGCAAAGATACATGGAAGTTTGAAAACGACATCAAGCATGGCAGAGTAATTAAAGTATCTCATCCAACAGCAAACAAAAGCACAGATACGCCTTGGATAGGATCAAGCGTGTTTTCTGCTATGTCAATAATGATGATTGAAAACGGTAATATACCTATAAAGTGGATAATATAATGTACAGCATCTGTATTTAGCCAGCAGCCTACATTTTAACGTTACCTAAAATATTTATGCTTGCAGTGTATAACATTTTTAAAAATATTTATGCTTGCAGTGTATAACATTTTTAAAAATATTTATGCTTGCAGTGTATAACATTTTTAAAAATATTTATGCTTGCAGTTTAATCGAGTTTGTATAACTGTTCAGTTTGCTCATCATGCTCATCATGCTCCTTATGCTCAACATGCTCATCATGTTCATCATGCTTTACAGCCATAGATCTTACACTTCCGTATACATGAATAGTTTTATTTTTCAGTAACTCTATAGCTTCATCATAAGTTACGGTATTATTTTCAGATCCAGGAACCAAAATGTATACATGATTTTCCTTGTTGTTGTATATTTCTTCATCAATGCTGGTGATATGCTTTTCGATCTCCTGCTGCACATCTAGTTGTTCGTCTGGACGTTGGTTAAGTACAGTAGCTATATCTTTAAATGTACGAAGTGTTGCGTCTGACATGTTGTGTATAAACATGGTGATGGTATTTAGTGCTTTAATGTTTTCTTCTTGTATATCTTTTAGCAATTTAACAGTATTTTCATCTTTACTTTTGTTTGATGATAACACTTCTAGTTGCATATTGGACATCTTTTGTATAATGTCGATAACATCTTGAGTGTTAACACTGCTTTCTCTTTTTTCCACAGATTTTTTCGCATCTAATTGACCACCAAGACCACCACTACTAACACCGAGACCACCGAGACCACCAAGACCACCACTACCACTAGCACTACCACCGAGACCACTAAGACCACCAAGACCACCACTAGCACCGATACCTCCAAGTTTTACAAATCCTCCACTATTAGTACTACCAGAGTCTATAGATTTACCTCTTCCTGCCGGCTTATTACTGCCAAGTTTTCCAAGTCCACCGAGTCCACTGCCACCGCCACCACCACCAAGTCCACCAAGACCACCAAGTCCACTGCTACTACCACCACCAAGTCCACTGCTACTACCACCACCAAGTCCACCTAGTCCTCCTAATCCACCTGGTTTATTAGTTGTTTGCTCTCGAATTGCGCTACTTTGGTCATTCTTTTTTGCTCCAAGTCCTCCGAGTCCTCCAAGTCCTCCGAGTCCTCCGAGTCCTCCAAGTCCTCCAAGTGCACCAAAATGTTTTGTAACGTCTGTAAACTTATCGGAACTTTCGCTTTCGCTATAATCATCATCGTCATCATCATGCACCTCTTCCATATACTCATGAAACTCTTTTTTTCCAAATTGACCAAATCTGCCTCCGCCTCTGGCTTTAGGTGCCATGGGATTTATATACGTGTATATGTAACAGTTGACAAAGCAATTGTCAAGCAAATGGATTATACACGTAAAACTATAGAGCTGCTGTTCAAACGCTACCCAGATTATCTCGAAGAAATACTTCGCGATCAATTGGGTGTACAAGTAAATGTATCAAAAGAAACACCAGAAAGTATTGCTTTGATAATACAAAATCAAAATCAGGGGTCTTTTTTTTCTCACAAATCTTCAATTTATAAATGTAAATGTGGTAGTAATAATGTCGTAACAAGAGAAATACAAAATAGGTCCGCGGATGAAGGCAGTACTATATTACACATATGTCAAAGCTGCGGGCATATTTACTAAAACATACGTATAGCTACATTTTTAAAAATATCGTCTTTTTACAATTGTAACGTTGAGTCACTTTGAGTCACTTTTTACAATTGTAACGTCGAGCTACATTTTTAAAATATTGTCTTTTTATATGTTTGTTTACCGACGTAGAGCTACATTTTTCCTTGTCGACTAAAATCGGTCCCTTCGTTAAAACTCGCGTCTTTTTATATGCTTTTTTGTATTAAGTTCAAAAATTTCATGATTTTTTGATCCCGTAATTATAGATTCATATACAGAAGACAAATTCTTTTGTTTACTTACAAGCGTTCTTTTGACATCGTCTCTCGGACGCTCAAAACCCATAGATGTTAGTAGTCCTTTGTTTGTCACTTCTACACTGTTTTTCATAAAAGATAAAACTTTTCCCGTGCGAGCCATAAAGTCAGATACGATTTGTGATCCTGTAAGCGAAGCCAATACAGATGCAGCAGCTTCTATGCCATAATGCTCAAATACCTCTAGTACGTTATTGGAATTTATCGTTGTTTTATCTACATTAGGAAGTTTAGAAACAGCTAGCACGTTAGATCCTACTGTTATTGCTGTTTTTTCGTTTATTTTGTTGCACGATTTTATATCCAAAGTACCGCAAACCTTTTTCCCCGTCTTTGCAAGCCATTGCGACAAATACTGATCAGGAATTTCTAAATCTATCATTCCCATAAAATCAGGCGATACATGGAATATACATTCTGTATTGTATACCTCACGTGCTAGATCTTCCAATGTAAGCCCATGATTTCGCATTTTGTTATAGTTTATGTATATTCTCAGTATACTGCCATTATACATTTTTTCTCCTGATTCATCATACATTTTTTTTCCTAATGCTTCATACCATATATTTTCTCTATCTGGAAAGCCTGTAGCGTCTATTTTTACTGCTGTAACAAAATCAATTAAATTAGCTCCTACTAGTTGCTTCCTGATAGTATATACATCATCAATGCTTTCAAATGTCATACTGGTATTATTTTTTGTATATGTAGAGTTCATTGCATCTGCTGCAGAAGGTTGTACTCTTACTGTAACGACATTATCCATTCCTGCTGTGTGGAAGTGACTGAGGCTCATTTGAGTTGCAGACATTAATATAGATTGTATCATTTTAATACCCACAGGATCACCAGGATCTGGTGTCTCTGTTGTAAGTTCCGGTTCTAAATTTTCAGATATAACTGGTTCATCTAGCTTATCTTGCAAATATGGCAAATTACGTTTAAGAGCGTTTGCATATGATTCTTCAGTAATGTACGTATTAGTCGACAATACATCTTGTGCTTCGTATTTTTCTATTATATGCAAATTATGAACAACGTCAAGCGCCGACATCATCTTATTTTCTTCTTCTTCTTCTTCTACCATATCTGCCCATGATTGTCCTATAAAACGACTCATTGTGTATATATACGCGTTTACCCTGGTGCCAGGGTTTACAAAAACATCGAAGCAATTTTATAAATATTAATCAGTTTAAAATACTCGATTGCTGTTGTAAAATTGTCTCAATGTTAAATTCAATTTATGACGTTTAAAATATTGACTTGTTTTAGTTTTCGCAAAATTATTTTACGCAATTACTCATTTACGCAATTAAACGTTTATTTACTCATTTACTCATACACGAGACTATAATGGAAAATATAAATGAAACAAGAGAAAATACCGCGAAGACAGCCGTAAGTCTTATGGGAGACGTAATATATACAGTCGTGTTTGACATTTCAAATGAGCTAATATCAGCGGGCATAGACGCTGAAAAAGTTTTAGAATGTGCGAATAAGGTAGTAAACAACTATGTCGAGGGTGGAATTAAAGTTCGCAAGAAGCCTGCACCTAGAAAAACGCAGCCAAAAGCTTCTGCAAAAAGCACTCCAATTGACTTACTGAAGGCTGCACACAAAAAGATGCACAGTCTTACGGATAACATTACGTGGATTGAGCACCCAGATAGCAAAGATTACTGCTACACAACAAGCGTCAAGCTAGTAAAGGGATACCCTGTGAAAAACATAAAAACACAAAAAATCGAAATGGTTGTAAATGACGAAGCTACAGTTCCTTTGACCGTTAATGACGCAAAAGTGGCGCTTACTATGGGATTCGATGTTGACTACGACCATGTTCAACAGTAGTCACCCATGTATTCGGGATGTTATTTTTAAAAATTTACAACAGAGACATACATTTTGTTCGTTTGTTTATTTCTATGTTTAGCAGTAGTATTTACGCAACAAACGCAGGCAACCAACCAACAAATAGCTACTAGGGCAACCAACCGGCTTTAGCTACTACATATTTTTATTGCACATTTAACGCTAAAAATACTACTGCTGCTACTATCGCATGTCAATATTATAATTTTTAAAAATTTCCAATGTTAATCTTGTCCCTTCGTTAATCTTTGTATGCAAGGGGAAAATTGGCTATTTCCTCGTGTACGTACATCTGCGACACTTGCAGCTTAATTTTCATTTCTGTCGCAGAGCTTTTTAATGCACTTAATAGTAGTGCTGGCCTAGCTATACACTGTTTGCAATTCAGAATGTCCAATTGTTCATTCTTCGTATACGCCGAAGAAAACATGCGACCGTCATTTGCATGAATCAAGTTAGTGTACAACACGGAATATGTATCTGTATCTTTTGCAGGAAATTTTATTTTTAATCCTGTTAAATCATGAATTTTGGTAATTATTTGTTCAAACATTTTGTACAGACTCATGTGATACTTGTTATTACTATCTATGACAAATTGCGTTCCGTACCTATTTGTTTCGATCTTGTGATCGTTTTTGACAAACACGTCCTTTTGTACGCCTCTGCACATAAGGTATGCATCAGGATCTTTTGGCACTGTGACTACGAGATCTTTCGGAACACTATCATATTGATACATAATTCTGAATCTTTCGTACGTGTCACCAGCCCTTTGTTGAGATTGTATGCTAATTTTGTCTGGATTAAAGTTATCAGGAGTAACCCATGAAATCTGATAAATATCAGGTTGTTCCATTTTATATATTTATCGTTGACAATCATAAGTATTCCTACGTATATATAAATTTAACGTTTCAATTTACACTAACACAAAATGTATTTTTCGTTGCATATTTGTTGGCACAGTACATTAACGACAATTATGCTACATTGCATTTTTTTCAAAATATTGCACAGTTTTAAAAAAATTGCTCAGTTGTATTATGATCATGCACCCATTAACGAAGGGACATTGGGAGTCAACAAAGGGACATTGGGAGTCAACTCAGTTTGCTACATTAACGAAGGGCTCGGCACCCATATGTTCTCCGTTATAGCTTACAAACACATCTCGTATTATGCCATTGCCATCATCAAAATATCCCTCGTTTGACATTTCGTTTGTGAACTTTTCGAAGTCTGGGATTTTCTTTACGGGATATCCAGATTTTCTGAACCATTCTTTGAACAGTTCATAAATATCATACGCTGCTACAGTAGATCCGTTTATGTGATGAATATATTTCTTGATAAATCTGAGCTGATAGTTGTTGTGTGTTACGTAGTATTCCGTCTTGTTTTTTATCACTTCCGGTATGTTTAGTAACATTCTTTCGTTGTTTACCCATTCTCTGTATCTGCGACACAAAATGTACATAAATGCATCTTTGCATTGTATAAGCTCTTTTTCTACCGACAAATCAATGATTTGGGTATTGGGCTCTAATGTTCCTTTCTTTTGTTGTGCTTCATACTCTGCTGGATCCAAAAAAGTACTTACGAATGGTATAACCACTACACGTCTTCTTATGGCAGCATCCATACCGGGTATATCTATAATGTTGTTGCATACTATGACAATTTTTGCTTTTAACACCATGGTCTTACCGGATTTGAACAGTTGACGTATATACATGCTGTCATTACCAGTCATTTCTTTCATCTTTCCCGCTTTGATCTTCTCCTCTGGATTTGGCTCTTGTAAAAATACAACAAGCCGCTTTTCTACATGGCATAGTTCTGGTGTAGCGTTGGATGAATCAGTACGCTTACCTGTGACCAATGAAGTGGGTGCAGTACTGCAGTATTCACCAAAAGTCTTCATCACGAGTGATTGTACCAACGACTTTGCGTTATTTCCCATGCCCCACCATATGTAAAAAACTTTGGGATTGTTGTATCCTTCCAAAAACGTGCTGCATGACAATATAAAAAAGTTTAATATCTTTGGATCCGGAAATATGGTGCTCAATATCTGCATTAACCTGGATACTTTATAAGACTTTTCATCAAACACTTGATACGGTACACCTGCAGTTACAGATACATAGTCATTTGGCAAAGGTACAGACAGTTTTTCTGTATAAGTATTGTAAACGCCGTTGGTCATACGAATAATGTCCCTTTTAGAGTCTAGCAGTTCATAAAAGTTGTCGTTTTGCAATCTCATTTTGATATCTTTCATTATTCTAGATCGAATGTGTACAGACATAAGATGTTTTGCTATAGCGTCTGCTTTAGATTCTACGAGATATTCGATAAATTCAGTAGTCAAAAAATTCCATATATATGCATCTTGCGAGCATTCTTTCCATAGTCCATCGATAAAACACCACGTAGTCCCTGCGCAATTGACAACGCTATCAAACAAAATTTCGAACGCTATACCTGATACTTTATACTCCATTTCTGCTTTAGATTTTGTTTCTTTGGCATCGTTGAGCATTTCGCTTATCAACTTATGCTTGTATGCGGTGTATAGCTCTTGGTTGCATCTTTTCATTTCAGATCTGGCTTCCAACATCGTGTATTTCACCGGTGGTATATCATCGTCTAAAAAATCTGGATATCCTTTGCTAATAACAGCATGTTTGATATATGATAGTAGCGTGCGAGTATCCGATTCATGAAGAGCAAGGTTTACAAACATGCACATATAATTAATTTCTTTGTCCGAGTGATTAAACACTTTGGGAACGATTGTACTACATGATATAACGTGTGATATGACGTCATATATAGATATATCTTCTATAGCATATTCTGAGTAAAAAACGTCACTAATACCGGTAAAGTCTGCAAAGCTTACAAGTGACATATCTACATCATGACTGCAGTACACTGGCGTAGAATCGTGTTCTATGTCTTTTGGCATGTATGTGACTTGGTTTTCATCGCTATACGTTGTAGTTGGAAAGTAAACGTAAACGTAATCATACCCATCAAACACGATGTATATTGGCTGCGCATTGTCATTCGTTTGACTGTTTTGAACAATTGCATTAATTTTACTGTCTACTTCGTTTTTCCATAAACCAAAAAGATCACGTTGTGTAAGCGTATCAAACCGATGTACCGACATTTTAGTGATATGATGATATGACGATATTTGCCAATTAATTTACAAAAAAATATTCAATATATAAAAATCAGATACATTTTAAGTCTGTGATGATAAGTGATGATAAGTAATGATAAAATTTATAGTAAATACAGTTGTTGGTCCAAGTGATGATAAGTAATGATAAAATTTATAGTAAATACAGCTGTTGGTCCAAGTGATGATAAGTAATAATAAAATTTATAGTAAATACAGCTGTTGGTCCAAGTGATGATAAAATTTATAGTAAATACAGCTGTTGGTCCAAGTGATGATAAGTAATGATAACTGATGATATATTTTACTGTAAGTTCGTGATGTCTACAAGAGCGCAATATTTTTAAAAATATTTCTTTTAGTCTTAACCGACTTTAGTCGACCTGTGTTTTTTTAGATTGGAGTACATTCGTGATTCATGAATGTATGTGTATATGTCCATTTAACGCAAGCTAATCTTGTTTTATTATATATATCGTTTTTTAGTAATATATATCGTTTTTGTCTGCATGTGTATATGTCCATTTAACGCAAGCTAATCTTGTTTTATTATATATATCGTTTTTTAGTAATATATATCGTTTTTGTCTGCATCCAAAAATACCCACAAATTATCATGTTATTAACGTTGCTCCACGTGTTTAAGTATTTATACCAGCCACGATTGTTTAATATACTTACCTAGTCCGACCATATACAGTAGCTCGTCTATTTGAGTAGCGAGTTGTTTTGTTATGTAAAACATACCGTCGATTTGTTTGTTTTTTTCGTTTACAAATTCGTCTGGTGTAATCATTTGCTTGTTATTGTCGTTATCTTTTACATATACGTATTCTAGCCTAGTGCCAACAGGAATGTCCGCTCCTGTTTTTTGCGCCAATCTTCTAGCTAAAACAACGTGTGGCTGGTTTACTTTGTAAGCATTTAAATGTTTGGCCATAGATTTTGTAATCACCAAATCTTGTATCGGTACTTTATTACTTAACAAAGTAAATATTCTGCTGTCTACGTAATTTGATATGTCATCGTTGCTGCAATCTTTTGCAATCATTTCTATTGTTTGCGAATACGTATCTTTTGCAAATTTGCAATAATCTCTTCTAGCATTCATGACTCCTTTGTAATGTATTTTGTTGTTGCTTACGGTCACATATCTTTTTTTAGTCAATAACAATATTTTATCGCAATATTTTTCTAATTTTAGTGCCATAGGCGTAGGTATCTTTGAAGTGACATCGCTACATATTAACTCGGCTAGTTTTATTCTGTTATCTACAGACTCGTTATCTTTATGCCATAACATGCATGAATCTGTATCGCCGTATATAACCTCCGCTGGATACGTGTTGTTTATATATTCTACTATATCTGTAAGCATTAATCTACCGACTGTTGTAACCGATTCTGCGCATCCGACGTGACCAAAATAACGGCTCTTTTGAAAACCCATCATTCCATATACAGAATTTGCGCAAATTTTAAGTGCGTTTTGTCTCCTATCTAGCACAATGTATTCTACTGATGTTGTGTCTTTTATCGTCGACATTTTTTGTTTAACTGCTTTTCTTTCATCGAGCAGGTTTTTTATCATACCAGGTAGAAGACCTATTGGTTGTTTTCTAAAACAGTGATATTTCGTACTTTTGTTATAAACATATGGTACGTTATGCGTATCACCTAAATGTGTATACGTAGAAGGGCATATGTTATAAGCTATTATTATCGACGGATATAAAGACTGAAAATCTAAAATAGAGCATCCGTTATACACACCTTTTTTAGGATTAAGTACATACCCACCTTCATATTGCCTCCATGACGAAGTATCCAATGGTTGCAACACGATGTCGCGTTTTGTGCACTCTGTTACACACTGTGACAATAGTTTCATTTGTTCTCCTCTGGTGTATATATCTTCTATTCCACACTTAGTAATTTTAGATATTTCGCACACATCTATCCACATTTGTACTTTTTGAAATAGCTTCATAACAAGTATAGAATCTTGTACACAATACTCGGCTATTTCACGTAGTAAATTGTAGTTTTTTGATTTGAAGGCTTCTAGCATTTTTGCGTGAGACATGTCGTGTTTTTGTTCATCGATAAATTTTTTGGATATAAAATTCAAACTGTATTTATCAAGTTTCATCCTCTTAAAATACAAATACATATCTAATATAATTCTTCCGCCTATGACGAGTCTTTCGTAATCATTATGACCGTATGCACCACTGACCCAGTTTACTTTTATTAAGTCTATAGAATTATTTAGTCCTCTTGATACATCAGGTATTTCTACAAGTCGCAACTTTAGCCTAGATACAAGATAATGTAAATCAAAACCAAAAATATTAAATCCAGTTATAACTGTTGGATCGTATTGTTTTATCAACATAAAAAATTTGGTTATGAGGTCTATTTCGTTATCGCATATAATATCAGTCACGTTATTTATGCAAAACGGTTGTGTGTGTGTATGCAATATATAGGTTTTAGACCAATTATCAGAGTTGCCAAATATTACTACGCTTATTAATTCCACTGTATCTGATAACCTATGTGGCTGCGGCATTCCTGAAGTACATGAGTTAGTTTCTATATCAAACGCCATTATTATAGGATTAGAAAAAAGAACGCGATCTGACATTGGATTAATATTTGACATGTTAACTGTCAAAGTAAAGTTACAAATTCCGTCCGGCGTTTCGCGGTTTGAATTCGAGATATTTGACATGTTAACTGTCAAAGTAGAGTTACAGATTTGGGTAGTATTTACATTTATCCAACCAACATGATCAGCATTAATTTGTGACAAAAATGCTGATACTTGAGGTATGTCTACCATGTAACATTTTTTAATTTCTTTAGTAAACTGGTTCATATCTGTCGTATTATAAAAGTAAATGCAATGGAACAAATGCACAGTAGATATATCTTTTGACGTTACCATTTGTTTGCGTTCTACTTTATAAGGGATTACGGTAGAATTTGGAATAAAGTCTCCTTCGATGTAACAAGATGGATAAAAATCACGTATTTTTAGCAGTTTATATTTTCCATCTTTGTCTAAACAATGGCCATACATAGCATAACCATTGTAAAACCAGTTGTATACAAACAATTCCATATGCAAAAGATACAAATGGTTACAATTACTTGCGTGTTGTATACAAAATATACTTTGTATACAAAATATACTTCGTATACAAAATATACTTCGTATACAAACAATTTAATTTCCTATGCAAAAAAATATAAATAATTCAATTACAAATAGCGGACTATGCGGATTGCATATTTTTAAACATATTGCACAGTTTTAAAAATATTGCATAATATTGACACAAAATTTTATTTTTAATAATTGATTAAATTTGTTTATTTCAAATTATAGCTGAATTGTTTTAATACTTAATCGCGCTTTCAATATACACACAGCAACATACAAAATGACATCTGTTGATACCTTAACAAAAGGAATGAACGCTCTTTTGCTCAGTAACAAAGAAATAGAAAACAAAGAAGAAAATACATCTACCAACAAAACTACAAAAGTTGTAAAACTAAGGTTCACGAAAAAGCAGTATGAAGCGTTTAGAGATGCATGCAAGGTGATGGAAATCGTATCATCGCATGAAGGTTTTGATGACTTTGTCAAAAGTGCATTGAATGCAGATATCAAAGTGTCTACCATTGCAAGCCAGTTTGTCAACCCAATCGTAGAAGCGCCGCTTAGGATTCCTGTAGCTCTCCCGAAGCGTCAGTCTGGACAAAAAAAGGTAACATACTTTACTTCTCAGATTACTGCGACAGATAAATGCATTGCTTTATATCACCAAGTGGAAGACCGTGTAAAAGATCAAATTAAAGACTCTATCAACAACGGCGTAACAACACTGACAGACGTCAAAGTAATGATTAATGCATATTTGGTCAAACACGATTTAAAAACAGAGTACGGAGTGTTATTAAATGAGTTTATTTGTCGTATCGTGCCAAATACGATTGAGCAATATAAGAACGTCTTGCCACGTATCGACAAGAATTACGTAATTCCTAAGGGCGACAGAAAAATCATGGCTAATATTGTAAACGAAATAGCATTTGGTGATATAAAGCATAGCATTTAATTTTTAAAAACGTTTATATGTAATATACAAATAACATATCATTCGTATTATGTATATATCATAAATACAAACGCAAGCTTTATTTGTAATATATGAATAATGCATTATTCGAATAATGTATATATTATGGATACATGTTATTTTAACCAACTTTGGTCGACATACCTATTTATGGATACATGTTATTTAACGTTACCTATTTATGGATACATGTTATTTTTGATATATGAATAATGTATACATAGCTGATAGTCTTCTTTCGTCTTTTGTCATAAAGTCGTAAACTAGTTTTTGTTGTTTTTCAAGCTTTAATCCACACCTGTTAGCCACGGTTGTGAGTTTTGTTGCTAATACTGTTTTTTCGTCAATATCTACTATTCTTGTTCCATGTATTGATATGTTATATTTATCTATTCCTAACATTTTAATTTCTAAGTTGGGGCTTTTGTGTTCTCTTGGGTCTGTCATAGCTATGACAATTAACATGCATTTTTTGGATCCTTTGGCTTTAATGACTTCTTCCAGCATTATCCAGTCGTCATCCATCCATTGATTCATGCAAAAGAAAGCTGTAACTAAATCTACTTTTGTGTCTATTATTTGCAAGTCTAAGTCGGCCAATCGTTTATTAATGATAATTATTTGTGGCGTATCGTAATGTAATCTTTCGCGCAATTCTAATATTGCTTGTTCTTCTGGTTCTACGCAAAATACCTTAGATGCTTTTTTCCATTTATTTACGTCTCCTCCTTGGCCTGTTCCGATATCTAGTATCACAGTTTTGCGACCAATTGCATTTGTTATGAGATTCTTTTTTATTAGGTTATGATATTTTCTCATTAGGTAAAATCCGCGTCCAGTAAACAATGTACCAGGAACAGAATTATAAATGTTTTTAGATACTATATGCATACTATTAGCTTGTGGTTTGTCGTACCTTTGCTTATGTGCCATAAGCAAATTAGTGTCATTATTATAAGCAAATTCCCATACTCCAAAGCTGTATTCTGGAAGGTTACTGTGTTCTATATTAATTTGATATCCGTCGCATGTCATTAGTACGTCGTTATTTACATCCAAATCAACTGTGCTGTTAAGTTTCCATTTTGCGACTTTTTGCATGTATCCGTGTTTTGTATTTGCGAATATCAAACCATCCATAGTATATTTTTTGAAAAATGTATCGTATGTTTTGCACAGTTTATCAAAAGAATCAAATTTTTCGTACGGTTTTATTTGTATATTGGCGTACTCTAATTCCAGTATTTCGCATGTTTCTTCTATTTTGTTTAGTCTTTCATCAAGAGTAAATATGTTGTAGTATTTTCCGTTGTACACAGGAATGTCAAATATATAATACGTATCATTTACGTATTCACAATCCATAATGATTATTTCCTCAATAGGTGATGTTCCTTCATAAACAACATCTCCTACAATACCAACTGAATACACTATTTTGTTAAAACAAATTAAAAATCTTCTAAAACCATCTACTTTTGGCGTCACGACCCAATCGGTTATATTATTTTCAATCTCACGCAGTACATTTATTGTCAGAGTTAAAGGTTTTTGATAACGTTTTTTTCCAATACAAAACGGACCAAATGCAGTGTTTACAATATGCAAAACTGTTTTTGAATCGTAATAACTTACGAAGAAATCTCTGTTGACTTGTGTCATATAAGGAGACATTTGTAATACCGCGCATACGTTTTTTACGACGTCAAACATTGCAAAAAGGTTAAAATTCTGTGCGTTACACATTTCTACTTCGATACGTATGTCGTCATCAGAATGTATTACGTCTATATAATGATTATTGTACGTAGTTCTGTATCTTATGACTTGTACAGATGCAACACTGTTTAAAGAACTAAAAGCGTGTGGCATAGATGTTTCAATGCTTACGTGCACAGTACACCACATATCGTTAATATCTGTTTTGGCTATTGACGATTTACATATAGTATCATTATTTCGCTGTCTGTACGTGCATTTTCTGTTGTGTTTTGATATTTTCTTTTTTTCTAAGTATTGAGTAACATTCCACTGAGCATTCCACTGTATACTAGTAACTTCAATCAGCTGTTTTGCAGAATGTTTGTTTATCAGTTGTTTGCGTATGCGAGCTTCTATTTCTACCTCTTGTGGATCGCATATTTTTAACAGTTTGTTGGCGGTGTCGATGATATTGTCCATTTTATAGTTTAAACAATATGTACCAATCAACTTTAAAAAATTTTAATAATTCATTCAATTTATATAGCAATTGTATATTCAAAGTATGAAGACCATTTGATTCGAGTTATATAAATTGAATTTTATATGTTTTTTCATTTTGCTTTTTTTTTTTACAAAACAAAATGCAAAAGCACCATTGTAATTATTTATCATGCTATTTAGCTTATCTAATTACAGTATTTTCTACTGCATCCGGTGAAAAGTTTATTTCTAATTTATTTTTTTCTTTTTCTTTATATATATTTATATTTATAACATGACATGACATGTAATTATACTGCTATTTAGCTTATCTAATTACAGTATTTTCTACTGCATCAGGTGGAAAGTTTATTTCTAATTTATTTTTTTCTTTTTCTTCATATATATTTATATTTATAACACGACATGTAACTATACCAGATGCTACATCTAACAAACTAGCTTGTTGTGCACTAGTTAATATATCGTATTCTTTTAACATTAATACAATATTATTTTCTACGCCTATTACAAAATCTAATATGCCATCAGGACATTCGCCATTTTTAAATGCATTATCAAAAAAATCTGTTATTTGTTGTGGATTACAATCAATCCTTTCAAATTCCCAATCTCCATCAAAGATAACTGCATAACCACCAAAATGAACACCATCTGCTAATTCAGTTGTATAAGAACCGTTATTGTCAGGATCTCCTAGATTTCTCGTATTTCCAGGACCTTTTGGTAACCCTATTAAAGATATTTTGTCATCATCTGGATTTTCTGTTATTAATAAGCCGTAAGGGTTGTTATTATCAATAAAAATTCTACTTTTTGGAATTTTGTAATTTCGTAATTCTACACCTGCCCATTTGTTAGTGTAAAAATTAAATTGATATTTGTCTGTTAATGTACATGAATTTGCTATATATAGCTTAAATTTTGTTCTCCAACGTCTAATTGGATTAATTGGTGGAATGTCGTTATAAAAAAACCAATCATCTAATGTGTTGTTTTTTGATTGATACCATATTTCCATTTTGTTATTGTTTCTCGATACAGATGTAATACAGCTGTTTGTTGGTACAGAGCCAGCTGGTTCTAAATATCTATAACGCCAATTAGGATAGCCATCGTACCAATATGCTTGAATTAATTCACCATTAGGTCCCACATACCACACAGATTCGGTATTAGGTTTTCTTGATAAAGCAGTTAATCCTGTATTAAGAGATGCGCTATTAGACGGGGCTATTTCGTAGCTGTTCCAAGGAGTTTTTTTATCAATCCAATAAGATTCTATAACAGCACCATATGTATTAATCCAATATAAATCGATGATTTCAGGTACCCGTGATACAGCTGTCATACCTGATCCAATCGCTACGTTTCCATATAATGGTATTGACGATCTTCGCCATGGTTTGGTGACGGGAAGATCGTTTAAGTTCCAATAAGCTCTTTCTACACTTCCTTGAGGTGATTGCCAATATACTTCTTCACTTGTTGGTATACGTGATACCGCTGTCAATGAACTATTAAGAGCTGCACTGCCATTTCCTGCAATCTGATAACGTGTCCAAGACATACTTCTTTCTTCATAAAAACTTGCCTCAATAGATCCATGTGGATCAATCCATATTACATTTAAGTGAGTTGGTGTTCTACTTTGTGCATAGATTTTGGATCTTTGCACTGCGCTTCCATTAGGCGCTAGTTGATATCGTTTCCAATCAGTGTGTTCATCCCAGTGTGATCCCTCAATTGAATTGTTAGGACCGATCCACCATATATCTATTGTATTGGATTTTCTGCTAACTGCTGCAATTCCTCCAGACGGATTTGCACTTTCCGGTGGTGCTAATTCCCTTTTTTTCCATGTTGGATTTTGTGTTTCATAAAAATATGCATTATGAACTGATCCGTTGTGTGCAATCCACCATACTTCCATATGATCAGGGGATTTGGTTAACGATGTAATAAATCCATTTTGTCCTAATGGCGGAGATTGAAGAAACTTACCAATATCAAAATGGTTCCACATTTTATGTACTTATGACTCTTATGACTAGTTACACTGTGTTTTTTTCATAATTATAAAATAAGTTAAAATTTATTTTTTCAATTTATTTTTTGCAGTATTAAGTACATATTACAAGCAATGCCATTAACGCCCTTGCTGCAAAACAGGTACCTTGCAATTATACAAATAGTTTGTAAATTGAAGCATGTATATTAGTTATAAAAATTTTAAACTGTTTTATAATTGCTAAACATGAGCCTTACAGCACCAATTTTTCAAAACGACCCAGTTTTAAAAGCATGCCTTGCTGGGACACATATCATAAAGATGGGAGAAACATCTACCATATCTGTAAAACTTATTCAGCAAGCGCTCATTAATCTTGGGTACGCGTTACCTGTGTTTGGAGCAGATGGTTCTTATGGTAACGAAACTATAAGTGCGGTCAAAAAATTTCAAGAAGATTATGCAATACCGCCACGTCCTGATGGAATAATTGGCAAAAATACTATGGCGGCCCTCGATCAAGCAGCTGCTTTACTTTCTGTACCTGTTTTGCATCAGCCTGAATTAAGTGTATTTACAAATGATAAAGCAATAGCTTTTATTAAAGAAGCAGAAGGAGTTAGGCTCACAGCTTATCCAGATCCCGCAACTAATGGTCCTCCATGGACTATTGGATACGGCAATACTACGTATATAGATGGAAATCCTGTAAAGCCTGGAGACACTATTACTCAAGAACAAGCAAATGTACTTTTACTAGACATGTTAAACAAAAAATTTATACCGGGTGCAAAAAGAGTACCCAATTTTGATATAATGACGCCAAGCCAACAGGCTGCATTAATAAGCTTTACTTGGAATGTAGGACCTAATTGGTACAACAATTCTAACTTTCAAAGTTTGAAGAACGTGCTTGACAACATGCAATGGGAACAAGTACCAGCTGCACTGTACGGGTTTAAACGAGCTAATGGCCAAATAAATTCTTCGTTGACTAGCAGACGTGTTGCAGAAGGATTTATGTGGTATGGTGCAAAAATAAAAGTGTATAATGCATGGAGTTACGAACCTGCACCTGTTATTGACAGTACAGCACCGCCTACAATATTACCATGGCCGAATGGGTCAATTGGTGCGTGGCAAGGAATAACTTACGATATAGACGATTATAGGTCATTACCAGATTGGATGATTAATACTACACATAGCAATGGTGTAATACACGATTGGACGCGCTAGTAATATTATAGGTCATTACCAGACTAAATAATTAATACTACACATAGCAATGGTGTAATACTACACATAGCAATGGTGTAATACACGATTAGACGCGCTAGTAATATTATAGGTCATTACCAGACTAAATAATTAATACAATTAATACTACACATAGCAATGGTGTAATACACAATTAGACGCGCTAGTAATATGTAATAATTTTACAAGCGTTACAACAAAAGTTTGTTTGCATATTGAAAAATAACCAAAAGTATGTAATTTAAAAAATATAGTTATTGTAAATTGAATTTTTATATATTTTGTTTGTTACAAAAAACACATATTGTGTATTCAATATGGATAATTATCCTGATATTAACGATCCAGATTTTCAATTTCTTATAGCCAGGAGATTAGAATTTCGTAACCTCGAAAACATTGACGGATTGTATCCTCATCAAGAGTTTGTCAGAAGATTTTTGTCTCCATACACACCGTATAAATCGCTTATTGTATATCATTCACTAGGTTCAGGAAAATCTATAGCATGCATAGCAGTAGCGGTAGATCACTACTTGCACGATGGCAAAAAGTGTATTATTGTAACCAAGGGTAACACGGGCACAGAAAATTTTATCAAACAAATACAAATGTACCATGATATGTGTAGCACTAAAAGTAAGTGGAATATGTCAGTGTTTCATATGAAGCACTATATATCATTGTCTAATCAAATAAACAGCATGTCAGATGACGATATAATCAAGGCTTTTTCTAATCGTATATTGATATTAGACGAAGTTCATAATGTAAGATACATGAAAAAAGCTGTAGAACATAGCGTTTACGGATCTATCATTCGTCTTTTAAAATTGTGCACAAACGTAAAACTCATGATTGCAACTGCTACACCTATGACAGATAGTCCTGAGCAAATATATTCTATTCTTGGAATATGCAATTACTCAAGAAACGATGCATCATCTATGAATGGCATAATATCATACAATTCAGCTATAACAGATAAACCTTCGTCTGTTTATGTAGGTACATATGATTATATACCCGGTATGTGTGTGTATCCTTCTTACATGACAGGTCACCAAAAGCAAGAATACATGCGCGAATATAGTAAACAACCACCAGATGATATATATAGGAAGCTTACTCACATATCTTTGTTTTGCTTTGACGATGGAGTATATGGAAAAGAAGTTACAAACGTTAAAATGTCAGAAACTAGAATGAAAACAATAATTACGAGTATGTCGACTAAGCAAACTAAAGAAATCAAATACATCAAATACAGCATTTTGCCACAATTTGCGCATTTGTTGTCTGGTGATAATTTGAGAAATTCGAGTTCAAAATACGCAGCAGTAATAGATCTTGTAGAAAGGTCTGAAGGTACTATATTTATATTTTTAGAAGAAGTTAAAGGATCTGGATTGTTACTTCTTGCATCAATATTAGAACAACACGGATATGAAATGTATTTGGGAGAAGACGTAAATAACATGTCTCACGGCAAAAGATATACTATGTGTGTAGGAAGTTCTGAAATATGCCCTAACAACAACGATCGTTTGGATGGATTTAATTCAGAAATAAATAAAAACGGAGATTACGTAAAAATACTGCTTGGTAGCAAGGTAATTGGAGAATCTATAACACTGAAAAACGTAAGGCATTTTTACTGTCTTACGCCGCATTGGAATGATTCTACTATAGACCAAGCTATAGGCAGAGTAGTCCGCAACGGTTCTCATTTAGCGCTAGAAAAAGAATTTCGCCGTGTTGATATATATATTCACGTGTCGATATGGGCTGACAGGCCACATGACAGCGTAGATCTGAAAAAATTAGAAAGAAGCAAAGAAAAAGAAGCAAAGATAAAAGCTATGGAACAGATAATGATAGAGTGTGCAGTAGACAGATATATACACGATCAATCTGTGCCTATAACATATGTAACAAACTTTGTGGTTGCATATATGCATCATCACGAAAGAAAACTGTTTGCGTTGATTTCAGAATACTGTGACATGTATCAACCGACAACCGAAGGACGTAGCAATACACAGTATTGTATATGCGATATGGCAAATGCACTTGACATAGATATCACGGTATTAAAAGAAGCGTTGTGTAGGATGATATTATATAATGTTCCTTTGACAGATGGTAAAAGATTCCTTAGGGCATACGAAAGTACGGTGTATACAGTTGATGATCTATCTTTGCCTTACGTAATGACTCCTGATGCAGTATATAACGCACAACAAACAAATTGCACACCTGTAATATCAAAAGTAAATATAAATACTTTTAGATATATGCCGGTAAAAAGTAAAATATTGTACGTAGAACACTGTATTGCGCAAGGTAGGTATGATGATTTATCGCATTTTGGCACAATATATGCTAATATCGATAATTCAATATGCCATCTGCTGATGTACAGAGATGTAGAAAGTTCTTACTCTAGCAGTAGTCCTGTTCCGAAAAAACCGTTAAAAAAGACCAGAATATTTAAAGATGGAGCGTGGAAAAACGTAGAATCAACAGAATACGAGCAGTATATATTCAACGAGTATAAAGTTCTTGTTAACAATATGCTCAATTTTGCAGATGAAATGTATCCGATATACGGACTTATATCTACTATCGACGGAGATATGAGACTCAGGTTGCGTGTAATGGAGAATCAAGAAAAGTCATTTAACGACAACAGATACGTCAAACGCGGCAGGAGTATGAAGTCTATTAAGAAAAATGTGCTTATTGATATATTGAATTATGTTTATTCGCTTATGGGTATAGATGAACAAATATATGCAAACATCACAATAACTGAAGCGGTTAATAAAATAGACGAAGCACTTGTAAACTTACAGTTATACATCGTGTTGTAAGGTAAGTCGACTAAAGTCGATGGATGCTGCATTTGACAGGCTTACGTGGATACAAAAAAACAACATTAACAAACACATGTTTGTTGTTGCTTACAACTGTATTGCAAAGTCTAAGGGTAATATTGAACATTTGAAAAACATTATAGACGAAGAAACTGAAACGTGTCCGCACCTGAAACAGGATTTGATCAGATATTGCAAATTAGTAAACAGCGTCAAATAACGAAGGGAGTTTATGGATACGCTGAAAAAAATTAGAAGCAACGAACGTATTGTGGAGCTGCACGGCAATGTAAACGATAAATCTAGGGCTGCTTACGTTACCGTAGAGCTTCAAAGAAGGGATGGTGCAATTTTAATATTTACAAACCATACAGATGAAATAGTAAAAATTGTGTTAAACGAAATAGATCCTCGAGACAGCGGTTACATATTTTTTGCGTCTGAGTTGCAAGTTGATCCACTGAATAACAAAATGGTTCCGGTACACAGATTAGCCACGTTGGAAGAAAAAAAAGAATTAATCGAAAAACACATTCCAAAGCACAAACTTCCTATACTGTGGATGTTAGATCCTATACGCAGATGGCACAATTTTCCAAAAGGTTCTATTGTTGCTATAGAAAGACCCACAGGAACATATTTTAGACGAGTAGAATAATATGTAACGTTAAAAATACCGCGAATTGATTAAAAACAAAAGTATAAACTTTTGTATATACCAACAGTAAATTATCGAATTTTCAATATACTTATTAAAATGATATCGAAACCCATGCTCGCTGCCAGTTACACTGACGGTTGTGATATCACGTTTCCTTTGTTAGTAACTCCCAAAATAGACGGAATACGAGCTCTTATAGTAAACGGAATTTTGGTCAGCAGAAGTTTCAAGCCAATACCAAATTTAATGATAAGACGTGCTCTTGAAAGCATATTGCCAGAAGGTGCAGACGGAGAAATAACGTGCGGTGATTCATTGTACAGTACTACTTCTGTTGTTATGTCAGAAAACGTTTGTTATACTAGTTTTACTTTTAGCTGGTTTGATTGGGCATACGACGTAAATGCACCGTATATAGACCGAGTAAATGCAATAGTAAAGTATATGCATACACACAATACAATTGCAAACTGTTTTATAGTTCCGTTAATTCCACAAGAAGTAAAAAACGTCCATGAGTTAGAGCAATTTAACAAAAATGCGTTAAACATGGGTTATGAAGGTGTAGTTGCTAGAATACCTAATGGTATATATAAATGTGGCAGGTCTACTATCAAAGAAGGATCGATGATTAAAATAAAGGGTTACGCTGATTGTGAAGCTGAAATAGTAGGAACAGAAGAACTAATGCGCAATATTAACGAAGAAAAAAAAGATAATTTTGGAAACGTCAAAAGAAGTTTGTCGCTTAGTGGTATGGTAAAAGGAAATACGTTGGGTGCAATTATTGCGATGACATCGGAATACGAACTTTTTAAGATAGGCACAGGTTTTACTGCAAATGAAAGAGACGCAATATGGGCTAACCGTGATAACATAGTCGGACACTTTGTAAAGTACAAATGCGCAGAAACAGGCAGCAAAAATTTACCAAGAAATCCCGTGTTTTTGGCTATAAGACATAAAGATGACACAAGCTTTTAGCAATTAACCATCATGATTTATTAATACATTTCTTTCAACTGATATACTACGTCGATCATTTTTTTAGAATTCGGTTGTATACAAGTCGCTTAGTTCCATAAATGGAAAAAAAAAATCAAACAAAAGAACAAATAAATAAATTTAAGATGTCTTATCTACAAAAAAGTTTCAAAAAAATGGTGTCTAGATCGATGTGCATCTTGAACATGTTAACGTTATATTACATTGGTGTCTGGATCGATGTGCATCTTGAACATGTTAACATTATATTACATTGGTGTCTGGATCGATGTGCATTTTGAACATGTTAACGTTATATTACATTGGTGTCTGGATCGATGTGCATCTTGAACATGTTAACATTATATTACATTGGTGTCTGGATCGATGTGCATCTTGAACAGTTGGTCGACCTAAAGTCGGTTACAATTACTACAACGTCGTCAGTTTGTTTGCATATAAAACTTAGTTTTTGTTCATCGTCTGTTTGTTCATCGTCTGTTTGTTCATCGTCATATTGTTCATTGTCATATTGTTCATATTGTATTTTTTTGATCCTATCTGCTACAGTATTTTGAAATATTAGACGTGTATCTAAGTCATCTATTTCGAGATTTAATTGCTCGTATATTGCTTGATACTCTGCAACTACCCTACTGTACATACCATATACAAGTATATGCTTACATATTATTTTATTATCAAGTACTTCAAAATATTTTTGAAGGAACGGTTTGTTTCTCAATACATCTAATACTTGCTGATCCATTATATCGTAGCTCCAATGAGTGTACACTTGGTTCCAATGTTAATTCGCTGTATTACATATCGATTTTTAAAAAGTAATTCATAATTCACTTTGCGTTTTTATGTATTACGTGTGTATATCGCTTGCTATGTATGTTTTTTATATTAGTATATACTTGTTTTTCAAGATATATTATGTATTACGTATGTATATCGCTTGCTATGTGTATATCGACTTTTCTGTTTTTTCCATACTATTAACAATGGGAATCAGATCGTGTTGTTTCATATACTTTATGATTTGTTTCGATATCGTATTATTTGGTTCTGATTCGCATATGGTCGTTATCGCATGGAAATGATTATCTTTTATTTCGAGTTTTTGCATATTAAAATTCAAAATTTTTGTTTCGAGTTTTTGCATTTTAAGTTCTTGAGATAACTTTTTGTCGCGAACGTTTGCAGCATCTATGTCCTTTTTATGTTTGGTTAACAGATGGGTCTTTACTTTGTTTCTTTCTTCTTCTACGACCATCATGATCGTGTCTATTGCGCTCTTGTAGACATCACGAAGCTCTGACATGATGCTGTTGGCGGCTCGCTTTGTGATGAAGCCGACATGTTTGTAAAAAGAAGCGTTGAATAC